TTACTCAAAATATTGATTGTATTTTTCCCAGCGTTTGGCTTTGTCAGTATTTGCCATGCTATGGCTACACCTACACCGATATAGGTTTGTCAGAATATCGTTGTCAACAAAGAAGATAGTAAACGCCATTGTTATACATTTGACACTAAAGGCCAACGCTATAACATTGTTTTGCAAGATGATAATTGATTTATTTTTTACCAGATACCATACCGCCCACTTCTTAGCGACCTTAAGGCAGTGAGCCATCATTTTACCGTATTATGATGTTTTTGATTTGCAGTAATATCTGATGGTTTTACTTGAAGCCATTACTGCTATCGATAAAAAAAGTCTTCCACAACGCCTATTGGATGGCTCTTGCGTCCGGCAAAATTGCGCTAATGCATTGATTTAAAATCAAAATTTTAATTTATTGTTATGTTATTTAAATATTAAATTTATTGTCTATTATTAATCATTCTTATATATATTTGGAGAATAAATTATGAAATCATTACTTAAAACAGCTATTGTTACATCGTTTTTAGCGTTTAGCTCATTTTCTATTGCTAATACCAATATACCTTGGCAATGTACCATAAATACTTTCATGACAGACACGGCTAAATCCATTAGATGGCAAAAAGAAAACTGTCTGCCACCATCAAACGAATCTACACCGCAAACTTCAAATGAAATAAATATATCCAATACACATGGATAAATTTACTTTTTCAAATTCGTTTTTCGATCTATAAATTTCTTTTATCCTTTCTCGAAACCCTAGAAACTATGTCTCTAAGGTTTCGAGCTGGCGTCTGAGACGGAGATAATTTCGCTCAGCGTCAGGCGCCAGCCAATTGGGTAGCCTTACATCAACCACATTAATATCTATTGATAATGATTAAGTCTAATTAGTGTAAAAACTTATATAAAAAATTAAAAAAATTCTATTGGTGATATTTTGTTGCATTTACATAAATGTTATTGAATTGTTAAGAATAAGTGTAAATACTAATAAAGATTATTATTTACTTCCGGAGAAACAATTATGAAATCACTATTCAAAGTATTGACTATTACATCACTTTTAGAATTTAGCTCACTTACTATCGCTCAATTCAAATGCACTTCACTGAATATTTTAATTGCAAGAACTGCTGAAGAGGAAAATGCGAGAAAGCAATGGGAAAAAGAAAACTGCGAATTGCAAGAAATTTATCGTAACATATCCTACGAGGGAAAAGAATTTGAGGTATGTAGTCCAACCCTTGTAAGAAAAACGTCTACCGATGAAAAACGATAGCATGCATTTTTCAGATTAATTTTATGCTTATAAATCTCGCCCAGCCTTTCTTTTAACCCCAAATACTGCACCTCTATGGTTTCGAGCTGACGTCTGAGATGGAGATAATTTCGCTCAGCGTCAGGCGCCAATTGGGTGGGTTTTGCATCATCTAAGTTGGTGGCGGTAATATTGTCGGACTTTACACACCACTTTGACATACCACCGCTTAGTAACATTATAAAAATCGTTAGCAAACTTAGTAATTTCAGCTTTTGCATGAGTCAGTCGCTGTGTCCATATAGTAGTTAATTGATGCAGTAATTTTAGTTCTTTTAATAACTGTTCTTGAGTTCTGTCGCTTATCGAATTCATCCACCAGCCGATTATATTGATACTTAAATTGGGCATAATGGTTATATAAAAACCTGAGTAATACTGAGGCTAGTATGACGATTTATGCTATTGTTAATAACGTTTTATATCAGAAAGTGGGCAGAAAAAATATTATTTATTCAGTTGTGACAAATGATTCAAAAACTTCAGAAAACATACAAATGTCTGACTTTTTGCTTGGTGCAATTATAAATTCATAGTAAAAGAAAATATCTTCCAATAATAAAGAAGAATTAGTAAAAAAATTGCGCATAAGCTTGGATGGAATAGCTTATATCATGATACATGGCCGACAGAAAGGAAATTTAATATATAGCTTTCCATGATAAAACACTTGAGCCAAGAGATATTGAAACAAAAAATGTAAAATTATCTGTTCCACTTAACCGCTTTTTTATTACAGATAGGGCCCTTAATACTTGCATTACTTATGCTAAATGGACAACAAAGGAAATTTTGTGTTAGTGACCTTATGTGTGGTTAAAATAAAAAAAGATCTAACGATTGTCAGTATTGATTTAGGCCAGATTTAAAAAACCGATTGTCCTTTTCTTGTTACCCTGAAAAACCATTGAACTAAAGCCTCAACAGTTGTTAAACATAAAACGCTATTTTTCTATGCCTTATAAGAACAGCTAATATTTAATTAAACAAAAATTATCTGTTTAACGTAAGAAAATTATATGGGATGAGGTATGTCTATTAGCTACATCAAACGTAATGAAATGGTAAAATTAACAGGTAAAAGCAAAACGACACTATGGCGTATGTATGCAATAAGAAATGAGTTTCCAAAGCCAGAAAAAACAAAAAATGGAACATTTCTCGGTTGGCCAGAAAATATAGGCGATAAATAGGTTAGAAGTGAAAAACTAAGCTAGTAACTTGACCTGTGTTAATCATCAATTTATTTATTTTTAATGTAACTCATTGAAATAACTGGCACGCCCTACAGGATTCGAACCTGTGACCTACGGCTTAGAAGATAGTAGGTGTATTTCTAAGTCATTGTAAATAAAGGCCTAATCTGCATTCACAAATGGCAAAAGTGGCAAGTTGTGACACTCTAATGACACTATTGTGGCACTCCAGTGACGTCACTAATCTGCCACTATGAGAAATCAGTAAGAATAGAAGTTGCTATTGCAATAATTTATAAAATCATGATTGTTTATCGTAAACTTATTTGTGATTATATACATTATTTCAATGGTTAAATTTTGATAGTCACGATATACTATAGTGATGATGAAATCTGTTTCTGCCACATTAATGTTGTAATTTTGACTTTAGATAGGTAGCCAGGATTGTGTAGGCAGCTAAAGCGTAAAAGGTATCGAACAGACAGAAAGTTAATCCATTGATAGGGATTTGTTGTTTACGAAGCATACTAATAGTTTTTTAATGAAATGGAGATCTTGTTCCAAAATGTTATTCTTATAGCGGTATTGTCTTATTTTTATCCCTAGATAACGTCGGTTAAATAAAATTAATGTCGCTTGAATTAGCCGCACCAAATATTTACTTTTGAAGGATAGGTATATTGATGGATAGCTTTCCTCAAAAATGTAAAACGGATTTTTATCTTGTTTTTAACTCAATGGAAATTTTATTATTTTACCCCTAGCTTATCAATATTGTTGTATTTTTATCTAAGGATAAAAGATGCTTAAATATATTTATCTATTTTTAGTAATATTGATTATCAGCGGATGTGCCGCTAATCAATATCTCCCAAAAGCAAATGATGAAAAAATTTATTTGATATCAAGTTCATCAGCTTATGATGAAGGTGTTGTTGAAAAGATAATTCAAAAATTCAGTCAGGAAGGTTTTATTGTAAATACGAAATATCTTAATCAGCAGCCAACTGAGCTTGGTTATGTTAATACTGACCAAAAGCGGGGGGAGACTTTAGTTAGTGCATTATCTGATCCTGATGTACATTATCTTTGGTTTATTCGTGGAGGAGCGGGTGCATTAAATCTTTATCCCGCTCTGATGGCTAGTAAAGAAAAAATAAAACGAATGCCAGCCAAAATAGCCATAGGTTTTAGTGATGTTACGGCCATTGAATATTTTGCACAGAATGAACTCAAATGGCCATCGATTCATGGCGTTCTTGCTTCATATAATAAAGAGGTTTCAGGAGAAGACTCAATAATAAGTAAAAACAATAGTATTCTTGAAATCCCTATGATTATAAAAAAAGGATTGGAATATAGCGGACTTGAACTGATCAACAATCGATTAAGAAAAAATATTTCTGGGATAATAAGTGGCGGAAACCTGACGTTGATTCAGTCACTTTTCTCGACACAGTATGAAATCGACTACCAAAATAAAATTCTGATATTTGAAGATACTGGCGTTACTTATAGGCAACTTGACAGGACGCTTCATCAGTTGTTGTTCAAGAAAAATTTCGCACCACATGCCATTATATTTGGTCAGTTTTATCCGGAAGAATCAGCAGAAAAAGACAAAATGTTGTATAAAAAGGTTATTACTAACTTTGCAAAACAGGCCTCTTTCCCAGTTTTTTATTATCCATTTTTTGGACATGGAGCGACAAACCGGCCTTTCATTATAGGAAATAAGGCGGACATTATTTGTTCAGAACAGTCTAGTTTTTGTAGCATAAAACAGAAGGGAATTAAGCGGAAGAATTATCGTAAGAGCCAATGGCTTCGAAATAAATCTTAAATTTGTGATTGTTTATACTTAAGCTGACAGATAGTCTAATAGATAACTGTCAGCTTAAAATTATAATATACTGCTATTTTGCTGAGCAGCAAGATAGTTGAGAAAAACGATTAAAAATTCTAAATCAGGCACGAGTTCCGGACCAATCAAAAAACGAGTTATTTTTTAAGTTTAATGCATCATAATATATGATTAAAAAAACATAAGTTAAATATAAATTATTATTTATTTAAATAAATTTATTCATTTTAGTAACTTACTAATTGATGATCATTTTTAAGCTATTTTTATAATTTTAGATTCATGTGCGAAATTCGTGTATTTGTCGAAAGAATCTCACACACTATACACCCATAATATCAATGTTCCTTGCTTCCAGGTACTCAGAAACAGTAAGATGTAGTACTATGTGTCAAAATAAGCGTAAATATGTCTAAATCCGCATTATCCCAACATGACTCACTGTTCAAAAAGTTCCTAGGCGATATCTCTGTAGCTCGGGACTTTCTTGAAGTGCATTTGCCAGCTCATCTTCGGGAGCGCTGCGATTTCAGCACTCTTGCAATGGAGTCAGGTAGCTTTATTGAAGACGACTTGCGCACCCAGTGTTCAGATATGCTCTATTCTGTGCAGACGAATTCGGGGAAAGGTTATATATACACAGTAGTCGAGCACCAGAGCCGCCCTGAAAAGCTAATGGCATTCAGGCTTTTACGGTACAGTGTGGCAGCCATGCAGCGGCACCTTGAACAAGGCAACGACCAGTTGCCGGTGGTTATTCCTTTGCTTTTCTATCACGGCACTACGTCGCCCTACCCGTACAGCACCCAATGGCTCGATTGCTTTGCTGACCCTGAACTGGCAGAATCAGTCTATAGGCAAGCCTTTCCGCTGGTTGATATCACCACAATACCGGATGAGGAGATCCTGACGCACCGTAGGGTGGCACTTCTGCAACTGGTACAAAAGCACATCCGAACGCGCGATATGTTGGAACTTGCCGTAGAGTTAGCTACTCTAATAGAAAAATGGCAGTATTCCAAAGAACAATGCAAGAGTTTATTGTATTATATAGCTAAGGCAGGAAATACGATTGACGGCGAGGGATTCATACGTACCCTTGCGGAAAAAGCACCGACTTATCGGGAGGATTTTATGACTATTGCAGAACAATTAGAGGCTAAAGGTGAAGCCAGAGGTATCCAACTAGGCAAACAGGAAGGCTACCAGCTAGGCCGACAGGATGGGGTTAAAGAAGCTAATCTTCAACTAGCAAAACAGCTTCTATCTGATGGTGTAGCACGAGAAAATATTAAACGCTATACCGGCCTTTCAGATGGTGAATTAGATAAACTATGAGGCAAGAAGCTAGCTTGCCTCTAGGTTATAGGTTAATCTTAATATAAATAATAACTTATTGATTTTTATAGTATATCCTATTTTTCCTTTCAGCACCCAATAACTTTCAGTAAGAACTCCCAGAAACTACTAACGTACCATTGGTTACATTACTATTGTTTCTGCGATCATCCAATAATCATGTAAATCTAGCAACCATTCGCCCGCGTATGGAACGATTTTTTTTGCTTCTTTTTCTCCGAAACCTCTGAGCCATTGAGAGAGAAAGCCGGCTCGATTTGACCGGCTTCTGGATTTATTTCGTCCGCCATTAGCCACATGGTGTATTTTTTAAATCGAGGGTTATGAGTTACTTGTGATACAACTTGTATCCCCGGTTCTTGATGCCCGCCCTCATAATTTTTTAAGGTTCCCAAGGCTATTCCGCTGATTTCACAAAATTTAACTTGTGTTAATCCTTCTGCTTTTCTGATTTTTTTTAACTTTTCACTCATTTTCATTTGACATAGTCCTGACTTGATGACTAAACTTACCTAAAGGTTCTGATATAATGACCTTTCGGGGTTTCAAAATTGCAAGGTGATTTATAACGCAGTGTTTAGCGCTAAAAAATCACAACAAATGCACCCAGTTTAAGCATAACAGATTAAAGCTCTATTTTTGATGTTTAAAAGGTCAGGAACGGTCTACAGCGGTCTAGAAGGGTCTAAAACACATGAGGCACGAATGATTAAGAGTGACTACACAGGACAATATCCCGTTGACGCGGTAACGATAGAAAAGTTTGCCGAGTTGATCGGTAAGACAGATGAAGCCGTGAGAGTGATGATTAAACGAGAAAAATTACCTGTGGTGGATTTTCAAGACCCGAACAAACCTAATTCACGGGTAAGCGAAACGTGGATATACCTCGCTGAATTCAATCGCATAGTCCGAGAAGCCTACTTTAACCGTCCCGCAGAAGAGCGAGACGCTTGGATTAAGTGGTTTAAGAAGTAATTGTACGAAAGGGCTGTGGCCCTCTACAGCAAGTTTTCCGGCTGTGAAAGTTCCTTAACATTTTGGTATCAGCAAAAAAATCTGTGAAACGGATGGCAGGGAAATTGCGCCTGTAATTTGCTGATAGCTTCGTAGGTTGTTTATGCGAAGCGGAGTTGAGCCTACTATCGTAGGGACTTTCCAGCCGGAGTATGCCGATACAGGTGTACACAAACCCCAAATAACCAATAGGTGGATTTGTAGTAAGTATTTTTTGTACTTAGCATAAATCTTCTTATAGAGGAGCCATTTATCCATGAATGCTCGACAACGTTGCCGTGAACGGCGGCAAATGCACTATAGAGATCAGTGTAGAATACGCACAATAAGATTAAATTTACTCAAAAAACGCTCCACCGAAGAAATCATTAATCGTGTATGGAGTGAATATCACACACAAGAAAATGACGTTGTGAACCTGCTTGTTGCATTTAAAAATCAATTAGACAGACACCCCACAGACAGTATCGACAACCGCTGTCTAACAAAAACTTATCTTTATACGGTGAAGAACCGTTATCCTCGCAGAAGGAGACGTAATGGATCTGGCAACCGAGAACAACATTTTACGAATAATCAAAAACTTCACACAAGAGCAACTCGAGGCCTGCGATAAAGAAGGCGAACGCATTTATGAATCGTTAAGTGACGGGTATCTTGCTCACGTCTTATCAAAGCAAATCTTTATTTACGAAGATAATTATGATGAGTCTCTTCTCGCAATCCAAACTACCCCTAGTTTCAATAATGCACTCTATGACCTAGGTCAACAACTCGCCAAAATTCTTTATGCGAAGAAGTTTCAAGATTCCTATTACGAGGTACCCGCTTAATGACTGAAAAAACGCATTATAGAAAGGCGTTCGATTCACCTTATTTGAGCAGCGCTGATATCGTTGAGCCGACAGTGTTAACTATCTCTGAAGTTTTATTTGAAGTGGATAAGACCAGAAGAACAAAAGATGTTTTTAACACGGCTTATTTTAAAGAGAAAGAAATTAGACCCGGTGAGACAGTTAAGCCCATGATTCTCAATGCGACCAATAGCAAAATGGTTAGACAAATAACGGGGTCGCCGTTTCTTGAAGATTGGCAAAATGTAAAAGTCATGATTTGCGTTGAACGGGTAAAAAATCGACAGGAGTATGTCGATGGATTAAGAATTTATCCTGCCATTACTCAGAAAAAAACATTAACACCTACTCAGGTTGAAATGTGGGAAAAGGCCAAACAAAGCTACATCAATAATGGGTCACTCGATAAAGTATTGGCACATGTTGAGATGTCGCAGGAAGACCAGGAACGCCTCAAGCAGGAGTGCGCTAATGCAATGGCATGATGTGCAGCAAAATACGGAAGTGTGGGATGCACTTCGTTTAGGAAAGGTGACAGCATCACAGTTTAGCTGTTTTATGGCCAACCAGGGAAAAACTTTCGGCGAACCCGCCAAGCGATATGCGTTACAAATTGCCCTGGAAATTATTACAGGGCAAAAATCAGAATTTAGTTTCACTAATGAGCATATGTTACGCGGACACGAACAGGAGCCAATCGCCAGAAGGTTATACGAAGAAACAAATTTTATTGACGTAACTAACGGCGGATTTTTTGATTGCGGTGAGTATGGCGATAGTCCAGACGGATTAGTTGGAAATGACGGTGTTATTGAAATTAAGTCCGTTACCGCACCCGTGCATTATGCCACTTTGCAACGTGAATCTTTTGACCCAGCCTACAAATGGCAGCTTATAGGCCACCTTGATTGTACAGGACGTGATTGGGTCGATTTTGTCAGCTATTGCAGCGACTTTCCAGAAGACAAACAGCTGATTGTTTGCCGTTTGGAGAGGAGAAACTATCAAGAAGAAATCAATCAACTTCGCAAGAGGCGGAAAGATTTTCTTAATTTTATTGATGAGATAACAGGGATTCTAAAATGAAATTTGAAGAATTAAGTGAACAGTCACAAGAAGCTGCACGTGAAGTTTTAGTGTATACATTGAAAAAAGAAATAGATTCAAGAGGCGATATTGCCAGTAACAGGGCGAAGTATCTCACTCATGCTATTAGAAATAGCTTTATTGCACTGGAAACAGAACAGCCAAAAAGAGGTTCTGGTGAAGATTAAGCATCATCAATTCCACTGAGGGGAGTAACCCATGATGAATAACATTACGTTCACTTACAATGCAGAATCGGCGTTGGCTGCGGGTAAAAGCGGATTTATTACGGAATCGGGCGCTTATGTTGTTACGATTCAGGAAGCAAAATATGTCACCAGCAGCAGCGGCGCTGAATCGATTGAATTTTCGGTTGAGGCGGATGATGGCAAAAAAGCAAACTACCTCAACGTCTACTGTAAGAAAAAAGACGGCTCGCCAAATCAATATGGTATTAACATGATCCACGCCATTATGGGCTGTGCTGACGTAGGACAATTAACGACGAAAATGATTAATGCCCATACTCATATAGCCCCAGAGCTTACCAATAAGCGTATTGGTCTTGTCTTGCAAAAAACACTAAAGACAAAAACGAACGGACAAAATACTTACAGTTTCGATATTCTCTTGTCTTTTGTTGCGCAAACTCGTCAGACATTAGAAGAGAAATTAAAAGGTTTACCTCCTGAAATAATCGATAAAAAGTTTGCCAGACTACAGGATAAAGACGAACGCAAGAACGCCCCAGCAACCTACCATCAACAATATCAGTCAGAATATCCCGGTGATGATGTTTTTTTTGGATAAATCATGAATAACCTAGCAAAAATAATTCAGTCTATTCATCAAATGCAAGAAGTAGGTGTATTAAATGATTATGCTTATCAGCAAACTATCATTCCGCAGTCCGACGCGCAATTACTTGCTTATTTTTCACTGGCTCTTTTTGATAAAGAGCACAGAGAATGCAAATGGTCAGAAGACGCCGAGGATTACTTCTGGGTGTCAAGTTGTGGGCTTCAATGGCAGTTCATGGATGATGGGCCGAAAGAAAACGACATGACCTACTGTCCAAAATGCGGAGGTAGGTTAATTGTCAACAATACTCCACTTGCGGATATTTAAACTTGCACACTCCCGTCAATCTGTTATATTTAGACCTAGCACCTTAAGAAAACGGGTGTCGGGTTTGAGATCCCGAATATACGGGCGGACAAGATAGGCCGCTCTAAAGTGCGGTTTTTTTACGTCCGAAATCAGCGTTACGCCCCATAATGGCGGGATGTAACGGGGGAGCCTTCGCGCTCGCTGGTTTCTCGTATGCCGGTATCTCAACCCCATTACGTCTCGCCACCCCGTTTGAGATCGGGTTGGTGAGGTTGCAAAACCTTATACGAGAGGCTACCACTATGGTTGCTACAACCCAAACTCGCCCTGAGTTTATTGATACCTACTGGATCATTCCAGAATACTCCACTACCCCTTACGGCAAAGTGTCGTTTACACGCCAAGATCGCCGTATCTTCATCAGCTTGTTCAAAGACAGCCGCCTTATCTGGGCTGGTCGTAAACCTGTGCATGCAAGCGTGGAGGGAAATTAATATGAGAATTATTGATACCTCCGGCGCTCAGCAGGAAACAATAAAGCTAGAAATTAGCCACGAAAGTCATAGCAAGCTTATCAGAGCAAGAGAAGTTGCCGCTAACATTTACCAATACTTTGATGCGGGTGAATGTTACAGCAAACCCAATCCTTGGCTCCCTGAAATACTCGACTATCTCTGCGCGGATATCGATTGTATTTTGCACGAAATTGATAAGTACAGTTGAACGACAACTTATCTAACTATCTATTTTTATTAAAATAATTAAAGGATTGTCGTTATGACTAACGTTACTTATGCTGATTTTGAAGCTCAGAAAGAAGAAAATAAAATTAATGTGTTTGAATTAGAAGAAGGCTACACCAGAATTTCAAATAATATCCTTGAAGCAATATTAACAGCAGGTTTAACACAGCATCAACTTTTAATAGTGATGGCTGTTCTTAGAAAAACTTATGGGTACAACAAAAAAATAGATTGGGTGAGTAATTGGCAATTATCGGAATTGACTGGATTATTGCCACATAAATGCTCCGCCGCTAAAAGTGCATTACTTAAAAGAAAAATCCTTATCTCATCAGGACGGTTTGTCGGAATCAATCAATGTATACAGGAGTGGCAAGGTAAAACCAACGCAGATAATGAGGTAGCGCCCGAATTTGATAACAAAAAAGACGACAACACACGTCAGATGAAATCATCCCAATTCGGGGACAGTCACTTACCTGAATCAGGTAACAACATAGAACTTTACCCAAATGAGGTAAATTTACCTCAATCAGGTAAAAAAAGTTTACCCGAATCAGGTAAGAAAAATACTTACCCCAATCCGGTAATTTACCCGAATCAGGTAAGAAAGAGTTTACCCGAATCAGGTAAACACAAAAGACAAACTACAAAAGAAAATAAAATAATAAATAAATATATATCCCCTATAGTCCCCTTAACGAAAAAATCCGAACTGGATTTGTCAAGGTTTGAGCAACTACCCAGCGAGTTAGTTTGGGCGGATTATCTTCAACACCGAAAAAACAAAAAAGCGCCACTGACACAAACCGCCCTGAATCGACTGGCAACCGCTGTCAACGAAGCCAACGCGCTAGGATATTCCACCGATAACGTACTGGCTGAATGCATGTTGCGAAACTGGCAAGGTTTCAACGCTGCCTGGCTGGAAAACAAAAAATCTTCAAACCATCGTCGTGATGAGCTTGAGGCCGCCTGGAACGATACCAGTTGGGCAAATGGACTGGAGGATGTTTTATGCAATGCGTTTCAACACTAACCGCTAAAATTAGCCGTCAGCCGTCGTTTGCTCAACCGACTGAAAACCCGATTAATCCACAGTTCATCAAACTGTTTAACCGATTTTTTGAAAGTCTTAAAGTGATTTTTCCGGCCAGTATTTCAGTGCTAAAAACATCAGCAGAAATCGAAATATTCAAGCAACAGTGGATCACCGCATTCGCTGAAAACAATATCAATTCTGACCTTCACATCAACGCGGGGTTGCGTATTGCCAGGCAACAGAAATCACCGTTTTTACCGTCTGTTGGGCAATTTATCGACTGGTGTCAGCAAGGTTTAGCAGAGGAATACGGACTACCTACACCTCAGCAATTGAGCGAAAAGTTACAAGCCTACTGCCGCCAACGAGGGCACGATGATATTCATGAGTTTGACTATGGCTCGAATGCCAATTATTGGCTGGTTCATGAACTCTATCGGGCAATGATTGCTGAATCATTAAACTCAAGACAGGTTGAGGACAGGGCAAGGCTGTTGATTGATGACTTAACCAAAAAATTACGTAACGGCTATGTGATACCCAAGCCACTGTTATCACTACCGCAAAAGACTTGCATGAATCCAACGATCCAATCTGTCGCGCTGGAAAAAATCAGCGCCATCAAGGCAAAGTTCGGTTTTGGAAAAAGTCATTCTCAACAATTGCAAAAATCGGTTTGATAGATGGTATCAGAAATCAATTTTAACCACACTAAAACGCCCTTAGCGGCGTTTTCACTCTCTACAATACCCAAAAATACCACCTCATCGATAAAAGCGCTCATAGTGGCGTAAGGGTGGGATTTGTTAAATTTTCAAGAGTAGTAAAATAATATGCTCAAAAAAAGCTGGTTTCGACATGAAGCCATTAGTGCACAACAGGCCAATAGGCTGGTTAAGCAATACACCCAGAAGGGCTATCATGTTGAGAAAACACTTAACAGCGATCCTGAATTATGGGATGTCGCCGTTAAACTGGTAGAAAGCGGTAATAATTACCCCACCCCACGCTGCATGATTAACAAAGTCTGGAACTCTCCATTATACAAAAATTCTACTGTGGTTTAGAAATTATGCTAATCAGTCATACACCGAAACCATTCAAAGATCGGTGGCGTACACCTATTGAAGTCTTTCGAGCACTTGATGCTGAATTTAATTTCAAACTGGATGCTGCCGCCGATAAAAGCAACTCGCTATGCAAAGCGTTTTTAACTGAACAGCACGACGCATTGAAATGCGACTGGAATAGCGACGGTGCTATTTTCTGCAACCCGCCGTACAGCAATATCAAGCCGTGGGTGAATAAAGCGGCTGAGCAGTGTAAAAAACAGAATCAGACTATTGTGATGCTACTGCCATCGGATACGTCTACAGCCTGGTTTTATGAAGGTCTTAATACGGCTGACGAAATTCGCTTTATTACCGAGGGTAGGCTGTCATTTGTTTCAGCTGAAACAGGTGAACAAGGTATATCAGGAAACAGTAAAGGCAGCGTTTTATTTATTTGGCGGCCTTTAGGAAGAGAGATGTGCAGAATGACACACATTCGCAAAAAAGAATTATTACCGCTCACAATAGGTTTTTCAACATGATTAAATACATCAATATTTTTATCCGATGTTTATTCCTCATCGTTGTTCTCCCAATCGTTTTATACCTTAATGCCATTCAATATGTGAATGAAAATATTGATATTTGGGAAAGTAAGACTGAGGACATACTTTCATCAATCCAAAAGTTTTTAGATAAATATTTCCCTGTAAGGTCTGAATGAGGTGTTAGGGGATAATGTCAAAGAAAGCAGTTTTTTACGTTATTTTTCTCTGTAGGAGTACAAGAAAAACCACTCTCGCCTGGCAGCTAAATAATCAGGCAAATTTCACTTATTATTAAAGAGGTCATCATGCAGAAGAAAGAACCTGAAATCATTGCCAACAACAATACGATGGAAGAAATTTACCAATGGATGGAGGCTAACCTTAAAGCACGTAAAATGTTAGATACGCTTAAAAATAGTGTGGCATATCTGAATAAAATTGACCCAAAAACAGGTGAAGAAGGCCATGAGCAAGAAAACGATGTATCGAAGTACGATCCACTCATGGAAATAGAAAAAAAACGAATTGAACTTATCAGTTCACTGTATTACCAAGAAGAGAGATAATGTGCTGTTGAATCCCTAGTTCCCGTTCGTGAAGTTTATCGTTGTTGTTATTTATATGTTCTTTTAAATATCCACTACTGATTTTTTCTAAATCGCAGTGAATATCTTTTCTTTGTTCTTCAGTTAACGATCTAAAAATAGCGTGGATAATACGATTGAAAGCAGCAGTTTCCTTTTCAATCTGCTTAAGTCATTTCTCTTGTCCTGAATTTTGAGTCATACCAAAACCTTATGTCTATTGGGGAAAACGAAAATATAACATAATCCTGTCTGTTGGGGAACAACAGGAACCACTGCGGCCTGAAGTGGTGAAATAATCAGGCAAATTTCACCCATTATTGAAGAGGTCATCATGCAGAAGAAAGAACCTGAAATCATTGCCAACAATAATACGATGGAAGAAATTTACCAATGGATGGAGGATAGCCTTAAAGCACGTAAAATGTTAGATACACTTAAAAATAGTGTGGCATATCCGTATAAAGTTGACCCAAAAACAGGTGAGGAAGTTCCTGAGCAAAAAAACAAGGTATCGAAGTATGACACGGTTCCACAGCATGTTTTCAACTCTGAAAAATATCCGATCTCATGGATTATTCAGCCAGGTAAAAATGAAGTCGCATTTAGACGGGTTACAAACGGGAGAATAGATGAAGACTACGCCCCCGTTAATTATGTAAAAGCCAATGTATATGCAGCAGCTATTCTGAATGGTCTTCAACCACCAAGAGATCTTCGGTTGTCCGATAAACCGATTGGTTAAATTCAATTTGAATCAGGTTTTTACCCTGTCTGTTTATACGACAGAAATCAAGACCACCGAAATAAACACGGGTTTCAGGAGGATACCCCTGAGCCTGATTTGGTGAAAAGACAGGCGCAATAAATTTAAATGCAGTTAAACAGTACCGTTCTTTAACACCATTACGCTGAAAAATAGAACCATAAAACACCCATACAGTCAGTTTTGAGGTGTGTGAAATAACCAAAATACAGCCATTAAATTAAAAACCAACACCAGGGCACTACCAATATGGCTGTCAATATAAACCGGATACCTCCGGCATACACCACCAAAACTCATTACATTAGTTTTACAGGAACAAATAAGGCCTGGATGAAAACATGATAATCGAACTCCCTTTCCCGCCCAGTGTTAATACCTATTGGCGACATAATTCAAAACATACCTACTTAAGTGATAAAGCGAAAGAATTTAAAGCAACAACCGCAAAAATTGTCAACGAGATGCGCCAGAAATCCGGCTGCCAAAAATTTGATGGTGAGGTCTCTGTATCGATGCAGCTCTATCTACCCAACAAGATAAAGCGTGACGTAGATAATTATTCCAAAGGCGTACTCGATTCTTTAACTGGGGCGGGTATTTGGAACGATGGTAGCCAAGTTCGCGTAATGACCGTTGAGAAGATGGATAACAACGGCGGCGTAAAAGGCGGCAAGTGTGTTGTCGTTATTAACGAGTATTGCGAGTAAGCATTATGAAAGAATTTCGTGACATTATGGTGATTATTGCATTGGCTGCAATACCCACAAGTGGTTTTTTATCTACCGCTTTTTTAATTTATCACAGTAAGCCGGGTTGGGGCTGGTTGTTATTTGTTGTTTTCATCATTTCAGCATCAATCAAAATGAGTATCAAAAATTAATTTATATTACCTTCAACGAACTTGCATTATTCAGCTAACTACTTTCCCAATTTTAAAGAGCATTGGAATAAATCAAAATCATTTCCAACTTCGAGGTCATATGCCAAAGCATCCTAATCATCATCACCATCAACTAAATTCAAAACCTTTAACTTGGGACTCGAAAGTTAAAGGATTTTCGCTGTATGTCGAGAGTGAAGACGTTCATACCGCAATAGTGGCTTTTGAACATGCCTTATCGGAGCTGAAAAATGAAGAGACGACTTTCAAAGAAAGTGGTGTCATGATTGGTGATATTAAAACGGGTTACTCTTACCCCTACCGATTTCACTGTGCAGCGAAAGGTCTTTACTGGGACGAAGTGGGCTAATCAGGAATTTCCGCACTGATAGTGATGGGCAGAGGGCAAATGTATTCCCATATTGGCTCTGAGTTAAAAGTTTTTCCTGACCAGTAAAGATCCATTATATTGGTAAATGCTAGAACTGTTTGATTATTGTTTAATAGTGACATATCCCCATGGTGGTAAATATCCGTTTGTATTGTGAAAATTTTATCGGATGGTTTTCCTTCTGTAAGCCGAAAGTGCCTGGCTTTTTCCACACTATCCCAAGCAAAGAGTGATGTGTAACGAGATGGTTTTTCTGGGTAGACACATCTTCGGTAAAACTCAAGCCCCCAGTCAATAAATGGGCTTATGTCGTAAATTTTTGCATTATTGTTAATAAAGTAACTTTCACCTTGTGGAGAAACTCCTCTTGGAAAAAGATGGTCTACCAGTAATGACATTTCAGCAGGTCTAATGTCGTTGAATCGCTTAAGCCCAACTACATCACCAGTTGAGTAAATCCTTCTACGATCAACCATAAATAATTTCATTGAGTTACTCCGATGATAATTGTTACTTTTATCAATTTTAGAATATCAGATACGATAATGCGACGCCAGATGGTGCTTTGACTACTCTTTTTATGTCGCTATTCTGTTTTTTTTGACTAAAATGCCCATTGTTAACCAGGTTGGTTAAAAAAATATCAATACCTCCAATCCCATTTTAAATCCAAGGTAAAACAATGACTTTTTTAAGCCAGCCGATATTGGTTAATGGCGACGCCTTGCCATACGTTAAAACACTTCCTGATGCTTCTATCGACCTGATATTGACTGACCCACCCTACTACCGTGTTAAATCCTGCGCTTGGGACAGGCAGTGGAAAACAACCGAGCAATATCTAGCGTGGCTAAATGATTACCTCGTTGAATTCCAGCGGGTATTAAAGCCAAACGGCAGTCTCTATCTGTTTTGTAGCGCCGCATTGGCCGCTGATACTGAGATTATGCTAAGAAATCACATGAGGGTGTTAAATCACATTATTTGGGCTAAACCCTATGGTCGTTGGACTGGATGCTCAAAAGAATCGCTACGCGCATTTTTTCCAAGCTCTGAGCGAATATTGTTTGCCGAGCAGTACGGGGTAGAGGATACAGCAAAAAGTGAAGTGTTCGCCCCACTGATTGATTATTTCATCACCGCAAAAAATCAACTCAATATCACGGGCAAAGAAATAGAGAAGCATATGGGAAGCTACATGCATCGGCATTGGTTCTCTTATTCCCAATGGCAACTGCCCAACAAATCACAATACGAAAAATTGCAGCAATTATTTTCGCAAAAAGCCGCAGAGAAGAAATTAGCGTCGTCTCTCGTCAAAAATCACCATCAACTGAGTTTGGAGCACGGCGAACTTCAGCGTGATTACGGTGAACTGATGAAAAACTATGACGAACTTAAGCGACAATATGAAAACTTGCGCCGACCTTTTTCTGTCACCAAAGACGTACCGTATACCGATGTGTGGAGCTTTCCACCCGTACTGTATTATCCCGGTAAACATCCCTGTGAAAAGCCAGCAGCCTTACTTGAGCACATTATTAACGCTAGTAGCAGGTCAGGTCATGCCGTAGCTGATTTCTTTATGGGTTCTGGTTCGACGGTAAAAGCAGCAATTAAATTAGGTCGGCAAGCTATCGGCGTAGAGTTGGAAACAGATAGATTTTTGCAAACCAAAAAAGAAATAGAAAATCTTTCCCCATCATAAAATTCAATGAAATGTCTGGTGGAATGTTCCAAACGTTCAGGTTGATAGTTTTTGATGTCTATTATATTCCGAACACCAATTGAAAGGATCTTGTCCATGTTAAGAAATGCCGACTTATCTGACGATAACACCACAGTCCCGTCTGTTTCTGTTTTTAACACCGCTTTCCCATCAGGTTTGACAGTTGAATTTTGTGATTCTTTAGTCATTATTAATGCTCCTGTTGTTGAAGTAACCGGCTCATTACAGATGAAACAGAACAACGACAACTATAACAGACCGTAGTGCCTGCTGAGATAGCGAGACAGAGCGTGAGCTTTGTCTAGAGCGACGAGTAAAGGATAGAAAAATGGAATCAACAAAAGTCACCATTCATGAGTTAATTAGCGCCGCTCCTGGCTGGCTGGTCTCTGAGGGAGATACCTCGTATCCCATTATATCTTGGGCAAGATGTCGTGTTCTTTGGACTAATGACAAGTATGAAGATATCTCTCGATTAATCAGTGATAATCGCATTTTGCCGTGTATTTTTGATGGCAGTCAAATCAAACCACTGGTTGAGTTTCAAGATGTGGCCTGGGTTAATCCTTATTAAAATTAAATCTTTTCAACCGCGCCCCGCTGCGCGAACAATCATATCGAACCTGAACCATTTGAAATGAACCTTTGAGGAAGTCGGTTAGTGCTGGCGAGCCTCGATAGGCTGATTTCCGGTGAGGCAAAGGTTCATTTCAAATTAGGAAAACGTAATGCAATATTCAAATGTTGTAGTACTACCTATATCAAAAAGCCCCACCATGAGCAGTCTTGAGATGGTCGGTTACATTAATGCAGAACGTAAAGCTAAAGCAGAAGCCGAGGGGGTGAAATTCCCATGCAAGAAGTATCGTCGTCTTCAACACAATAATTTCATGGCGAAAACGCCAAAGGTATTGGGTGAAAATCATTCAGCTAAATTTTTAGCTCAATATAAAGATAGCATCGGACGCGAACTTCCATGCTATCGCTTCCCTAAACGTGAAGCCTGTTTGATGGCGATGAGCTACAGCTATGAACTTCAGGCGCAGGTATTCGATCACATGACCGAGCTAGAAGGCGGCAAGGATATTAACCTTCTCGACTTGTCCGGTTTAACAGAACTCACCATTAAGCAGATGCAAGATCGGGTTGCACTGGCTGAAAAGTATTCTTTCACGGAGCACGGCCAAAAAGGTAGTAATCTGATGACGCTACGCAGGAAAGAGAAAAAATCAATTAAAAAAGCTGAACAACTGGTGAGAGATCTTATTCAGTTCAAGTTGTGCGACTTGGGTGATTTTCCTGAGATAGATGAGGAGAAAAAACCGCATGAAGAACTATGCCGAATTCATTGAAAAGCACGTGATAACTGAACTTGTTAAGCAGGGTTACGAGCAATCTGTGGCACGGATTAGTGCAGACGTGGCGCTAGAACATTATCGCCGAAATACCGCCAGTGCAAAAGGTAAGATGTTTGTAGATTGTCTACATGTTGCCAAAGTCTGGGCTGGAAAGTATCAGCCTCAAATTAAACCAAAATGAGAATGACTCCATGTGGATATTAATCCTGGCTATGTATGCCAGTCCTTACTCATCCAGTAACGTAGCTAGCCTTCATACACAGGAATTTGACACTGAGAACATGTGTCAATTCGCCGCTAAACAGTTTGAACAGGAATTTAAGACTTTCAAGGATATCAACGCCAAAGCGATTTGCGTTAAAAAGTAATTCCCTCCTCCTTATGTTTTCCACAAATAAAAATAAAACTTCAAGTTAAGGAATTATTTTGCCTGCTTATTACAACGAGATTGACCCTTATGCGGCGCAATGGCTGCGTAATTTAATCACTGCGGGCCATATCGCCGATGGTGATGTCGATGAACGCTCAATAGAGGATGTTAAACCTGATGACCTTAAACCCTACACACAATGCCATTTCTTCGCCGGAATCGGCGTCTGGTCTTACGCATTACGTAATGCAGGATGGCCCGATAACAGACCAGTCTGGACAGGGAGCTGCCCTTGTCAACCTTTCAGCGCGGCAGGCAAAGGTAAAGGGTTTGCTGACGAGCGGCACTTGTGGCCCGCGTTCTTTCACCTCATCCAGCAGTGCAAACCTGACGTTATTTTTGGTGAGCAGGTTGCAAGCAAAGACGGTCTTGTTTGGCTCGACCTTGTACAAACTGATCTGGAAGCAGAGAACTACACCACAGCAGCACTTGATTTATGCGCTGCGGGCTTCGGTGCACCGCACATCAGACAGAGACTCTACTGGGTGGCCGACACCCACTGCGCGCGACTGGAAGGATGGCAGGGAATGCAATGCAGCTATCAAATCCCTGCTAGGGCGTTTGGTATGGCTGACGGGCTGGGCTACACCGAATACGCTGGACTCAATATCGATGCGTTCAGCAGAGGCACTAGCCAAAGCGAAAAAGAAAGGTGGTTGCTCGAATCTCAAAGACCAGATACACGAAATAGTTTATTGCTCACAACCAATGCGATTAAAGGCTTCTGGCGAGATGCTGACTGGCTCTGCTGCCGCGATGGAAAGTGGCGGCCAGTTGAACCCGGCACACGCCCGCTGGCTGATGGGATTGCCGCCAGAGTGGGACGATTGCGCGCCTACGGAAATGCGATCGTTGCACCGATTGCAGAAGAATTCATAAGGGCATTTCTGGAGGTTCAACCATGAAACTTAACATCATCAAATTATTAATCATGACATTATTGTTTATCAGTGCGGCGTTCGCCTTCGAACTGATAGTTGGACATATTGCGCATGCCGATACCATTATTGACCCACAAATCAGATTTAAACGTGGAGAATTAGGCAATATCCATTTAGGTGGGCAAGAGCTACTGGTTATTGGCATCATGCTAGTGCCAGCTCTCATGGTGTATTTGGGGGTATTTCTCGACACATTGAAGAAGTAGCATAAAGAGAATAAGCATTATCCCACCTGAATTTACCCCATTTAAATTATCCATATCGAAAGGTAAGCCTTTAACTATTAAAAAAGACCAGCACAAGGCTGGCCAACACCAGGGAAATTATATTGTAGTTTTAAGTCTTAATTATAACATAAATTAAACAAAATACTGTAATTATTTACATACATGTAATAATCATCAGTTATATGGGCAATCAGCTTTGAGGTTTTGAAATGAAAACAATGACTGCTAAGAAATATAACGTAATCTTGTGTATAAAACTAAATGCTTACCGAGAGCATATGGAAATATGTTTAGGTTTCACTCAAAAAGATTGGGATGAATTAAGCTCATCAGAGAAAAGTGTAATTATTGATGACGCTATTTATAGCAATTTAGATTATTGGACAAAAAATGACTAACGAAAAAATGCGGGAAGAATTTGAAGAGTGGGCGGTAAAGTCTCAAGGGTACCTTAAATCTACTTTAACTAGATTCCCTACGAGTGGGAGATACCATAATAGGTACGCAAATAGGATGTGGACTGCTTGGCAAGCATCAAGAGAAAATATCGAAGTTGAATTTCCTCCTGCAAACTATACATCCACTCATCGTGCTATTACTAATATTGCAATTGGATATAACGAAGCATTAGCTGATGTTAAACAACTACTAACTGAACAGGGGTTTAATGTGAAATGAAAGAATCACTAAATGACAAATATATTTATTATCTCTGTTTTAGAAAATAATAAAAAGGATAAAGAAAATGTAGAATAAAGCATTAACCTGGAAATATTAAACCCGCCTTAATCAAAAATAATAATTATAAAAATCACCTGCACTCTTATTAATTAAATTAGAGAGTAATACTATGTGTCGATATAAAAGTAATTGCACAACTATTGGATTATTAAAACCAGGAATGATCATTCGTTATCACGATGAGGATTTAAAGATAATTAAATTACTTGAACGTAAATTAACACCCAAAGGTTTAATTTGCAAATATAAAGTCAACGGTGGAGGAGGAGTATTAACTGCCCACAGCGGATTAAGAGTTAATGTATTAACTGAAAGGCATGTTAATGAAAACCGTAGAACTTGGTATATGCAAGGAAAATAAAAAATGAAATTAATTGAAATATGTGAAAAAGAAATAAAGCAGGTTGATTATTTTGGTATTGAATTAACCGTTGATGCTGGCGTTAATTTTTTAGCCGCAGATGATGAAGGTTTCGTTTATGGCTACTTTCATAAACCTATCATATATAGCACGGAAGGTATCTGGATAACTAAAGAAAAAGACCATTTTTACCATTATGTCGCTAAAGTCGATATTGGCGATAAAGACTGGAAAGAAACGCTAGTAGAGGTGTAAATAACATATGAAAACAGACTTTGGTGGTAGTAATACACCAAAAGAAATACGCGATCGCTGGCAAACTCCCTACCTTATATTTAAAGCTCTTGATAATGAATTTAACTTTTGTCTGGATGCTGCGGCAGATATAAATAACGCTCTGTGTTGTCGTTTTATAAGTGAAGAAGATAACGCTTTGGAAATTGAATGGAGTAGCATTGGATCAATCTATTGTAACCCACCCTACTCCAATATCTTACCTTGGATCTATAAGGCAGCAAAGGAATGCAAAGAGCGAGTTAAATCAATCGTCATGCTAGTGCCAGCTCTTATGGTTTATTTTGGTGTATTCCTTGATGCCCTGAAGAAATAGTTAAATATTAAAAAGTAATTGACCCTCCCGATTTATTCCACTTAATCAACTTATGTCGCGTGATAAGGAATTATTTTGCCTTCCATGCCTACGGCATAAAAACCATAAAGATAAATGTGGCTCAGAATTACTTTAGCAAACATGGATCAGATTTACTTTAGTACTGACATTGGAGAAGAGAATGCAACAGAAAGGCGGTCTTACACACAATTTATTTCCAGAAATAGATAGGACTAAATTAAAAACATTTTCTATTGAGGTTGACAGTTACACGGTTGAATCAGCTCTGATCGCAATAGAAAAAGCCATTAATGAAATAAAGCAAGGTAAAGCCAGTTTTAACGAAAGCAAATCGCAATTAACTTACAGATCTTCGTATTAAATCATATTACGCCGCCGTAATATTCACACATTAAATCCTTAAAACGAGTAAGACGGTTGGCTCCCTGTTTAACTAAAAGCAATAGAACACTCACAAGGAGAATATTCCCATGAGTGACCTCATTAATAAGACAATTTTAATTGAAGAGGGTTTAACCATATGCAAACCCTCAATTTATGGACTGAGCATTATAGACGATAAACAGTCAGGGAAGTTAGTACGAATATCGCATAGCGGAAATAACATTATTGAGTTTCCACTAACGGAAATACAGTGTAGCGCATTGGCAAGAAAACTCATGGATTAATTAAATTTTTTAAGTCATCCAACCAATCAATTAAAGCAATGGAACCCTCAGTGGGAGGGTATATGCGCATGTCAGAAAAATATTCAACACCCGCAGCCTATCTGTGGGGCATTATGACCACCATCGGGGGCGTTATAACAACGTTTTTTGATTTTTTAACCCTTGACCAGTGGGTTGCGGTGATGGGTATCGGCTGCACGATAGGGACATTTTTAATCAACGTGTACTACCGCAAAAAGGAGTACAAACTCAAAGAGCGTCAGTATGAAAATACCGAAAAAAATACTCATGGCGACGGGCGGTAGTGCGTTGTTTTTAGCGTCAAGCATGATAACCCATTTCGAAGGGTTGAGACTCAAGCCCTATTTCGATGGTGGCGGAGTGCTTTCCGTTTGCTATGGCCATACCGGTAAGGATATTGAGCCTAATCGGGCGTACATCAAAGCGGAATGTGACAAGTGGCTTAATGATGACCTCAAAGCCGTCAAGCGTTATGTTGACCCGCTGGTTAAGGTCAATATCAACACACTAACACAGGCAGCACTTTACTCATTTGCCTACAACGTGGGCGTGGGGAATTTCGCTAAATCGACGTTGCTTAAAAAGCTCAACGCTAATGACCGACCCGGCGCTTGCGATGAGATGAAGCGATGGGTTTATGTTGATGGTAAAAAGTGGAAAGGGTTAATGACCCGTCGGGTAATAGAGAGTGTAATATGTTATGGCGACCTTACGTATTTATCGTAGTGATTATTGCAGGATTAATTCTTGCGTTAGTTTTCAATGATTCCCGTTATCAAACCATCAAGCAAAATTACCAAACGCTAAAACAACAATACCGCTCTCAAATTGAAGTGGGAAAATGGTACCAACAAGAGCTGGAAGATTTGCACCAACTTGATATTCAACACACCGAGGAACTGAATAATGCCAAAAAGGAGATGGCTAAGTTGTATGATGCTGTTCGTACTGGCAACAAGCGGTTGCGCGTCAAAACCTTGCGTGAAACACCCCAAACCGCTCCCCCCAAGAGCCGATATGATGAAACCACCCCACAACTTAGCGAAGCAGCTCGAGAAGATTATTTCCGTCTCAGAGAAATGATAGTCGAGAACGAAAAGCAGACAGAATATCTACAGCGTTATATCAAAACGCAGTGTCAATTCCATTAAAAGGTAAAGTAACATGTTTAAACATGAATTAGGTCAGATAGTTCAAATTACTATCAGTGGTGAAGAAGGTCATATCAAAGGTCGTGCCGAATACGCCACTATGAATAATCAATATTATGTCCATTACCTGGCAGCAGATGGCCGTGGTGTTGATGGCTGGTTTGATGAAGGTGAGTTATCGCCAGCGAAACCGATAAAACAGTGCAAAAAAATCAAAAATAAAAATAAAAGAAAAAGAGCCAATCCCCCTCTAAATGTTTTGGCTCCAACTATACTTGATCCGAATTATTTTAATGACATTCAAAAGGAAATGTTAGCGATCTTAATGAAGTAAGAGGCATTATGGCTAACCTTGATGATCTTGCCAGACAGTTACGTAGTCTACGTAAACAGATCCCTTTTGCCACGGCTCAGGCCATGACAAAGGTAGTAAGAAAAATAGAACAGGCACAAAAGGTTGCATTGCAAAGACAGTTAGAAAATCCAACACCATTTACCCTTAAATCAGTTGGTTCGAAAGGCGCGCGTAAAGATGATTTGCATGCAAAGGTTTTTGTTCGTGATATCGCAGCCAGTTATCTTGAACCCTTTGAAGTCGGAGGCGTTCATAAACTTAACAGTGCAGCATTACTCAATCCTAAAAACGTCAAGCTCAATAAATATGGTAACCTTCCCCGCAACAAATTAAGTCAGCTAAAAAGTAAAGATAATGTCTTTATGGGTGATATAAATGGTGTCAATGGCGTATGGCAACGAAAGAAAGCGAAAAAAGGCAAGAAAAATAAAAAACGCCTAAAACGTTCATCAAACGGAACAGGTAAAGCACAACAGAAACAACCCATGCCTAAGCTGTTAATTCGCTTTGGCGATGCCTTACCTGTTGAACCCGTACTGGGTTATCAGGATAGAGCGCAAAAGATGGCTCAGGCGCTATTACCACAGGAAATCAGTCGTGCGTTTGATGAAGCAATGCGGACGGCTAAATAGTGAATAGGTTCAGGGTAATAAAGATGAGACAACCTGAGGGTCAATAGGTTTTGTTTTTTTCATAAGATATTTATTGTTACAGTGAGGGCAATAGCTTTGAAAATACCTTTTTTCAATACCACAAGGTTGAAGTATCGATATTATTTTCTTTGTAAAGCAATTTGGGCAAAGATGCACGCTCACTTCAGTTTCATTTACAATTTGCTTTTTCGAGTAAACAAACGTACCCGATTCAAGTTGATTCAAAATATAACTTTCAGCCTCGCGTGCAAAGTTTTCGAACTCGGCAATTTTTGCTTTGAGATGCGCTATTTGTTCTTTCTGCGATTGAATAACCTCACCGAGACCGAAACAGTCAGATTGAAGATTAAATAGTTTTCTCTCTAGTTCAAAAGTACTGGCTTTAACATCAGCATCAGTTTTAGCTTCACTTATGGTTTTCGCGAGACTAATAGTTTCTTTAAGAGCGACCATAACCGCTGATAATTCGGTGATCACTTTGATTACTCTTTTTGTTGTTGGGGAATAGCAGATACTACCATCGCCTGAACCACCAAAAAAGTATTATAAAATATGCCTAGCAGAATTTCTAAACCATGCCGTAAGCGTTAAAGGCTATCGTGCTTAATGCAATAAAATCTACTTATTTAATATATATGAAACCATAAACTTATAGGAACAGAAAAATGAAAGATATAAACGGTAATAGTTTGAATGTAACTCATAATTTTAGTTCAGAGCATACATCATTGTCTTATCCAATAGGATCTGTTTTGGGTGGTACAATTTTGGGTTTAACGTGTACTGGTGTCCCATTATTGGCTCCATTTTGTGGAGCTTTCGGCGCTATCTTCGGTAATTTCATTCAAAAGCAACTAACAACTTATTATGTTCGCAAAGAAATTAACAAGACAGCGGGATCTTATCCCTGTGTTGTTGAAATATTTAGCAAAGGCTACACGATTTTTTCAAAAGAATTTGTTTTTTCTGATGGTGATTTATTTAATTTTTACATCAACACATCTGATCAATATGGCGCAGATTCATTCGTGTCTGGTGTTTGCTCTTTTTTAATTGACAAGGAAATAGGTTATCCAATTTTGTTGAAAAATAATGCCAATCCTCTTTCGGATTTAAAAGTGAATTTTGATATCAAAGATTACAAAAAGATTCCAGATGCAAAATCAAGTTATGGTTTTGACTACATAACACATACTACCGATGATAAGAATGATAAGGTTGTTTGGTCTTTAATTAGAAAGGGTGATTACATACCCAACCTAATAAATAATGCTAAACCATCAGAATTCCTTCAACCTCCTGCAATAAATATAGAAATGTATAATAAAAATAATAAAAATGTAGAACCCGATATACTAAATTTAGCGGTACCTGAATACGTACCACCAGTGATTCCTTTAAAGGAACCTCAATACGTATCACCAATGATTCCAAATATTCAATCTTCAAATACTTGATGTGCTTCACGCATTTCTATTATACAACTGACGATTACCGCGCCCACCATAGTGGTTAGAGTCCCGCATGTCAAAGTAACGTATCACTAACCTTTTGGGTCCTTCCTGGCACTTTCGTAAAAGGTGGGCATTGCGCACCGCAGTATTTCACTAGCTAAACGTTTTTGAATTTGTGTCCCATGTCCCATGGTGTGGGAGGGTCACTTTTATTTTAATTTCATTAAGTTAGCGAAAAATGATTTAGATTTTGTGTCCCATTTAATGTGGGACATGTCCCACGCTATGTCCCATTGATTGAGGAAAATGTCCCATGTCGACGATGAATATTTCTGAGTATGCCCAACATACGGGCGTAAACCGTAAAACGATCTCGCGATGGATGAAAAGCGGAAAATATATCGTGATGCTTAATGGCGAGATTGATGTTGAAAGCAGTGATAAAAATCTAAAGCAGTATCGCGACAGTCATGATCTTCGTACCCAAAATGCAAAGAAAAAACCAGAAACTCATCAGGCAGCGGTCAGTGATACTGATGATTTTCAGCAGCGGGCAGAATCGTTATATGCTTCATTAGTATCAAATGATCAACAAATCCGCAGTTTAGAAGCATCTCGTGCCATTAAAGAGCACTATTTAGCTGAATTGGTGAAACTGGAGTACAGTATCAAATCGGGTGAAGTGCTGCCTTGGCAAGACATGATAAACCAGGTTGGAAAAGAATACGCACGGATGCGAACCCGTTTGATTGTAATTGCCCCTGAACATGGCCCCCGTTTGAGAGCGTTAGCAAGTACGGTAAATGATGCTGAGTTTGTCGCTGCTTTGCGAGAGGTTATTTATGAGGCGATGGAGGAATTAAGCCTTGATGACCGTGAACAGGGAGGGTAATGCCAAGCACCTATTTACCAATGCGATATTTCAAAAACGCACCGATATTAAGCCACCAGAAGCCTTATCACTCAGTGAATGGGCAAATAAATATGCGGTGCTTTCCCGCGAGAACAGTGCCCAAACCGGTAAATTTCGGTCTTTTGCCTATCAGGATGGCATTATGGATGCGGTGACGGATCCGGATGTCACGCAAATCTCTGTGATGAAATCCGCCCGGGTCGGTTATACCAAAATCCTTGATCATGTGGTAGCGTACTATCTTTCATATGATCCATCCCCCATCCTGGTGGTACAACCGCGTGTAGAGGATGCGGAAGATTATAGTAAAACGGAAATCGCGCCGATGATACGCGATACCCCCGCGCTCACCGCCATCGCCCCGGAAGCCAAAGCGAAAGACACGGGCCAGACTATCCTTAAAAAGCAATTTTCAAACGGCGCGAATTTAACCCTGGTCGGCGCTAATTCGCCGGGGGGCTTTCGCCGTATTACCTGTCGCATTATTTTATTTGACGAGGTGGATGGTTACCCCTTTGGCGGTGCGGGCGCAGAAGGCGATCAAATCGCACTGGGTACCAAACGTTCAGAGACCTTCTGGAACCGTAAGATTGTCTTAGGCTCAACCCCGACGGTAAAGCATGTCAGCCGGATTGAAAAAGCCTATAACGAGAGTGATCAGCGTCATTACTGGGTGCCCTGTCCGCATTGCGGTGAATATCAGATCCTTGAATGGGGTGGCCCTGATACACCGTATGGTATCAAGTGGGATAAAGATGCTCAAGGGAACGGACTCGCCGATACGACTTACTATGTCTGTCGCCATCATGGTTGTCTGATCCGGGATAGTGACAAACCGCTAATGATCAAAAAGGGTCAATGGCGGGCCGAGAGACCGTTTAACGGTCATGCCGGTTTCCATATCTGGGCGGGATACAGCCTTTTCCCTAATGCGTCATGGCCGAATCTGGTAAAAGAATGGTTACGGGTCAAAGACGATCCGCTGATGCGACAAACTTTCATTAACCTTGTGCTGGGTGAACCTTACGAAGATCGGGGCGAAAAAGCACTCAATGAGAAAAAGCTGTTAGCGCGTAGTGAAGTCTGGGCAGCAGAAGTGCCAGATGGCGTGGCCGTGCTGACGGCGGGGGTCGATACGCAAGATGGTCGTTTTGAAATTGAAGTGATTGGCTGGGGAAAAAATGAAGAAAGCTGGTCGATTGCCTTTGATGTGATTGAAGGCGATTTGGAAACGGCTGAACCCTGGAAACGGCTGGACAGCTATCTGAAACAGGTCTGGCGGCGTGCCGATGGTCGTGGGTTTGTCATTATGGCGACCTGCATCGATTCAGGCGGCCATCATACGCAAAAAGTGTATGATTTTTGTCGAGAACGGCTTGGCCGCCGGATCTGGGCAATTAAAGGCGAATCGGCACGGGCGGGGAAACGTTCCCCGGTTTGGCCGACAAAACGCATTACCCCCCGTTCCAAGTCAGGATTTAAGCCCATCATCATTGGCGTGAATGCCGCAAAAGATACTATCCGCGCACGATTACATCTTGAACCGGCTGAAAGCGGTCAACCTTCACCGGCCTATATGCACTTTCCCGTCGATCGGGACTTGCCGTATTTCAGTCAGTTATTGGCGGAACGTTCTGTGGTTAAAGCCATTGGCGGACAACGTTATCGCATATGGGAACAGATACCCGGTCGCGCCAATGAGGCGTTAGATTGCCGTGTTTACGGCTATGCCGCGTTATGCGCGTTAATGTATATGGGACTGAGACTCAATGCACTGGCGGATAATATTGCCGTGGATCCTGAGCGGTTAATTGCGGTTCCCGAACGTGTCGAAGAAAAACCCAATTTACGCTTACCCGGGGTGATTATTGAAGACCCGGTACCGCCAAAACGTAAACGGTTATCCGAATTACTTCCATAGGATGTCTTATGTACCTAAAAACCAGTTTACTCACGGGGATGAGCCGTGAGCAGTTAGAAACGGCATTAACGACGGCGCAGTCGGCCTATATTGAACTCGCGTCGGGCAATAAGGGCGTGGCGTTTTCTTATTCGCAAGGGGATGGAACCCGCTCGGTCTCTTATCAAAAAAATCAGTTATCGGATTTATTGGCCTTGATTCAAATGATCCAGGCAGAACTGGGGCTTATTCCCCGGGCGAGAAGACCGGTAAGGTTTCGGTTCTCATGAGTGTAAAGATAGTCGGGTTAGACGGTAAACCGCTGATTAACCCACAACAACAAAAAATGCGCGCGCTGGTAGGGGGAAGCCGCGTGCCTTATGATGCCGCTGAGAGTTTTAGTGATCAACTGGCCTACTGGCAACCGGCATTATGGTCCCCCGATAACGAAATTAATCTTTACCGTGACCGCATAGTTTCCCGTGTGCGCGATCTAGCGCGCAATGATGGTTGGGCAGCAGGTACCATCACCCGGGTACTGGATAATGCGATAGGCGCCAATTATCGCCCTGTTTTTAAACCGGACTATCGCATGCTGGCACTCATTACTGGGAATAAAGCCTTTGATGTTAAATGGGCCGATGAGTACGGTAAAGTGATTGAAGCGCACTGGCGTTCCTGGTCAAACGATCCGGGACGCTATTGTGATGTCGAACGAAAAAAAACCGTTTCCCAGATGCTGCGATTAGGTTTTCGCCACAAGTTGCTTGATGGTGATGCGTTGGCTATTTTGCAATATCGGCCGGATCGATTGGGATTAGGTCGGGGACGGTATGCCACTACCCTACAGATTGTCGATCCGGACAGACTGAGCAATCCACAACAAAACTTTGATATGCCCTTTGTTCGCGGTGGGGTTGAAATCGATAATGATGGCGCACCGGTGGCGTATTATATTCGTGAGGCACATATCGGCGACTGGTGGTCAGGTAAAAAGACCCTGACCTGGCAGCGGATAGCCCGTGAAACCGCTTGGGGTCGTCCGCATGTTATTCATGACTATGATCATGATCGGGGTGCACAACATCGCGGAACGGGCATACTCACGCCCGTCGTACAAAGACTAAAAATGCTGATCAAATATGACCAGTCAGAACTGGAAGCGGCGATTTTAAATGCGGTATTCGGTGCCTATATTGAATCACCTTATGATCCGCAAATGGTCGAGTCGGCTATCGGTGAAAAATTTGATGATACTCAGTTAGGCCGTTATCAGGATGGTCGACTGGAATTTCATCAGGATCGGCGAATAACGCTCCAAAACGGGGCGCGGATGCCCATTATGTACCCCGGGGAAAAAATTACCACCGTGAATGCCGCCCGCCCCCAAAGTAACTTTGAAAGTTTTGAGAGTGCGGCGCTGAGAAATATTGCAGCAGCAACGGGCTTATCCACCCAACAGGTGACGCAGGACTGGTCTGACGTTAACTACTCCTCTGCCCGCGCCGCCATGCTGGAAGCGTGGAAAACCTTAACCCGCCGGCGGGATGATTTTGCCATCGGGTTTGCCCAACCCATCGCGTGTGCGTTTGTAGAAGAAATTCATGATATAGAAACATTACCGTTGCCGCAAAATGCACCGGATTTTCTTTCAGCGAAAGCGGCCTATTCCCGTGCTTACTGGATGGGACCTGGACGCGGTTGGGTTGACCCGGTAGCGGAGAAAAAAGGCGCGATTTTGGGAATGGATGCGGGGCTTTCCACCCTGGAAATGGAAGCCGCCGATAACTTAGGGGAAGATTGGGAAGAAATGTTAGATCAGCGTGCCAGAGAATTAGCGGCCTTTAAAGAACGGGGACTACCGCCGCCGAGCTGGGCGCAGGCCGATAAATTTGCGCAAGATACCATTAAGGAGCCGGAGACCCAATGAATTTACCCCATTTAGCGCAGCGATTATTTAATACCCCGCTGGCTATCCACCCAAAGAAAGCGGAAGTGGTGATGGCGGCGCTCACTGACCGATTCGGTATTACGCAAATTCAATCCCGGATGATAATCGGCGAGGAGGATGATTACTTCAGTCGAAAAGCGCCGCAGGATAACGGCTATGAGGTCCTGGACGGGATAGCCCTGATCCCTGTGCAAGGCACATTAGTACAAAAACTGGGCACCCTTAGACCGTTTAGCGGAATGACGGGCTATGACGGACTTCGTCAGGTTTTTCTTGCCGCGCTCAATGATAGTGAGGTCAACGGTATCTGTCTGGATATTGATTCACCGGGGGGCGAAGTCGCCGGCTGTTTTGATTTGGTCGATTTGATTTATAGTTCGCGCGGACAGAAACCCATTTACGCGGTGCTCTCCGAATGTGCTTACTCTGCCGCCTATGCTATCGCCAGCGCGGCCGACAGGATTTATGTCCCCCGTACGGGGGGTGTGGGTTCGATAGGTGTGGTGGTAATGCATTGTGACTGGTCACAGCGCATTAAAAACGAGGGATTGAAAGTGACCATTATTACCTATGGTGATCGTAAAGCCGAGACGCATCCTTATATACCGCTCAGTGACGGAGCCAAAGCGGCTATTGCGCACGATGTGGATGAAATCGGGCGCTTATTTGTAGAAACAGTGGCCCGTAACCGCCGATTGTCAGCGGAAAAAATTCGTAATACACAGGCGGCCTGTTATCTGGCAGCCGAGGGCGTACAGAGAGGATTAGCCGATGGTGTTGCCAGTCCAGATGTCGCCTTTCAGACACTCATGAAAGAAGCTGGAGTCATTTGATATGTCAAGCAATAAATTATCATTTAGTCATCTGTTAGGCCGCAAAGCGAAAGCCGCCGAAGAAGATGAAGAGGAAAAAGCCCGTAAAGCCAAAAGTCGTCAGGAAGAAGAGGATGAACAGGCCGAAGATAGGCAAGACGATGAAAATCAGGACGATGAGGATAAGCAAGGTCGAAAATCGAAGAAAGCCAAAAAAGCTACCGATGATGACGAAGAGCCGGATGCCGAAGAAGACGATGGCGATACCGACGGGGATGACGAAGATGCCGAAGAAGAGGATGACAATAAAGACGTGAAGAAAGGCCGCCGGGCGGAACGCCAACGCTGTGCCCGTATTTTCAGCAGCCCCTATGCGACGGGTCGTCCCGATATGGCTGCCCATCTGGCCTTTAATACCCCACTGTCGTCGGCGGCAGCGATCCATACCCTGAAAATGATGGGGGCAGTACAATCCCCTGCCACACGGGTATCACTGGATAGCCGTATGCGTGCTGAACAACAGGTGCGGATTGGGGCGGATGGGCATCAACCGGTGGGTGGATCAGCCAGCGCAATCGCCACCAAGATGAAACAGCTCTATAACGTAACAAAAGGTAAAAAATAATGGATGAGATAACCCAAAATCCGTTTGCTCCGGGGGTAAAGCATGCCCTGTTTGTTCCCGATCAGTTAGTTTCGGGTCCCTTACAGCTGGTAACGGATACCGGCACGATAGCCCAATCCGGTAAGCTGAAACGCGGTACGGTACTGGGTGTGGTGACCGCCACCCAGGTTTATCAGGTGTGTAAAAAATCGGCCACCGATGGCAGTCAGACGCCGAGTGCCATTTTGGCTGATGATGTTGATACCACTGAAAAGACGCTAACTGCTGGCGTTTATCTGATGGGTGAATTTAATCAACACCGTCTTGTTATCGATGAAAGCTGGTCCCTCACTGAATTAAAAACTGCCCTGCGGCCTTTCGCTATTTTCTTGCGCGACAGCGTTCAAGCCTAACTATTCTTCACTTTTCTGTCGGTAGGCTGTTATCGGCAGGAAACGTGACGACTTATTAAACGAGATTGATAATGAATATTTTTGATACCAATGTGTTGGTGCAGGTGGTCCCCAATCTGTTAACCAGCCAGAACTGGTTATTAGATACCTTTTTCCCCAATATTGTGGAATCCGATACGGAATTTGTGTCGATTGATGTGGATATTGGTAAGCGGCGATTATCGCCGTTTTGTTCCCCTTTAGTGGAAGGCAGGCTGGTTGAGTCACGAAAGTTCCAGACCGATGAATTTAAACCCGCGTATATCAAAGACAAGCGCGCGCCCGATTTACGCAAACCTATCCGGCGCCAAATTGGTGAACGGATCGGGGGCGAATATAGCGCGGCTGATCGGGAAATGCTGAATATTCAGTTTGAGATGACCGATCAGATAGACATGATCAATCGTCGGATGGAATGGATGGCGGCGAATGCGTTGCTATCCAGTAAAATCACCGTGGTTGGCGAAGGCTTTCCGACGACAGTGATTGATTTTGGTCGTGCTGCCGAGTTGACAATCACCTTAAGTGGCAGTGATAAATGGCCGACAACCGTCGAGGCGGGGAAAACCAACACCAAACCCTCCAGTGATATTGAGCGCTGGCAGACCCTGATTTTAAAACAATCTGGGGCGGTTCCGACAAAACTGGTGTTTACCACAAAATCCTGGGCCGCCTTCCGGCTGGATACCACGGTTAAAGATAATGCGATCAACCTGCCCTTACTCAGTCCTTTTGGTAATCAGATTGATGCGGGTGCGAAAGCCAGTAGCGGCGCCGTTTACAAAGGTCGCTGGGGTAATTTCGAGTTATGGCTTTATAACGACTGGTATATTGATCCGGGCGATAACGTTGAAAAACCGATGATACCCGATGGGGCCGTCATCATGTCCGGCGACGATTTAATGGGCACACGGGCCTTTGGGGCAATTCTTGACCCGGCCTTCAACTATGGCCCCATGGCGTATGCGCCGAAAACCTGGATACAGGAAGATCCGGCGCAGCGTTTTCTGATGATGCAATCGGCGCCACTGGTTATCCCGAGTCGGGTGAATGCGGCGTTATGTGCCATGGTCGTTTAATGGAGGTCTCGAAATGGCTAAGAATAAAAAGCGGTCGCCCGAGATACTAGCAGCGCAAGTGGGTTTACCGCCGGAATTACAGGTTGATATGCCAACAGACAATGGTGAGTCGCCTATTGATGTTAACGATACGCCAGCGCAAGACGAGCCGCCGATTGATGCACCGCCGGATGCAGAACCCGTGTCAACACAGCCAGAAAAAAGTGAGTTTGTGGTGGTTGTGCTAAAAGGGCATACCCTTGAGCATAATGGTCAGTGTTATCGTGAAGATCAGTCATTAACGCTGAATAATGACGATGCCGATCGGCTTATCCCATTAGGCGTGGTCAGGGAATTCGACAGTGTCCGGTCAGAAAGGGTAAAAATAAATACCGCCAGTCCCGTCAACATCACGCAGGGGGAATAATGCCGGTCGATTGGGATAAACACCTGTTGGCACCGCTGCATCAGGTTTTTGCTGAACGGGTAAACTGGCGACCTAAACGTGGCGAGTCTTATGATATCGAGGGTATTTTTGACCGGGCGTATGTCCAGCAGATGGAAACCCTGGACGGTGACAGTGGGATTAACACCACGCATCCACTCTTGGGTGTCCGTGATAGTATTTTTAAAATCCCCCCTAAAAAAGGCGATCAGGTGTTTGTTTATCGTGTGGCTAGCCTGTTTGTCGTGCGGGATATCCAGCCGGATAGTCACGGGGGAACCCATCTTTTACTGAATAAGGTTGAAATATGAACGCTGCACACCTCCGTCAGCGCGTGATCCAGGCGTTAATGGATCATACCGCGGCGCAAACCCGGGTTTATTCGCCTTATGATTGGCCCACAGTGACGGATGATTATCCCTGTATTCTGGTACAAACGCCCTTTGATCATAAAAAATCACTGGGGCGTCATGTTCCCCAGTTTAACACGGTGACGACCGTTCGTATCAGTGGGCGCGTCCAGGCATTCGATGGCGAAGAGCGTGAGGGTGCCCTTGAAGCGGAGCAGCAACTGGAAACGTTGCGCGAGCAGATTGAACGCGCGGTCATCAATAATGATGAACTGACCCGTGAAATCCAGCAGTTTGTGGAAATTCGTTCGCAAATTGCGGTATCCGCCGAGGGTGAAGGCCATCTAGCGCAACTGCTGATGGATTTGGATATTGAATACTATCAGGGACCCGAGGAATTTTATCCCGTCACTGCCGCCTCGCTTGATGGTATTGATGTCAAATTTTCAATGCCGGCAGGGACGCCCCTTCATCAGGTTAATGTCGATTTAGAAACCTCCCAGGAGGAGTAATTATGTTTGTTAAACCCATCGCTGGCCGTCGCGTTCGGTGTCCGGTCAGGGGCGAGTTATTGCCTGAATCGGGGCTAGACGTCCCCGATAACGCTTTTTGGTATGCCCGCCTGAAAGACGGTGACGCGTGCCTGGCGATCCCTTCACCGCAGAAAACGAAGGAGCAGAAATAATGTCCGTCTCTTTTTCGCGTGTTCCCGCCAATTTGCGGGTACCGCTGTTTTATGTGGAATTTGATAATTCCATGGCCAACAGTGCCAGCACAACCCAACGAACCTTGTTGATAGGCCAAATGTCAGGCGATACGACCGCTAAAAATGGGCAGCCGGAACGCATCAGCGCGGTAACCCAGGCAGCGTCTTTGTTTGGACAGGGTTCGGTGTTACATCTGATGACCAAAGCCTATTTTGAGAATGATGTCGCGGCCGAATTATGGGTACTGCCTTTTGCCGATACGTCCACGCAAACCGCGGCATCCGGTAGCCTGACCATCACTAATGGGTCAACGGATACCGGCGTGATTTCACTTTATATTGCGGGGATAAGGCTGCAACTCGTGGTGATGGCAACCGAATCCCCCGCCACTCTTGCCGGGCGTTTAGCCACCGCGATCAATGAGAACCGTCTTCTTCCCGTGACGGCACAGGCACAAGCGGATAAGGTTATCCTCACGGCAAAAAATAAAGGGGCTCTGGGTAATGAGATTGATGTGCGATTAAATTACCTTGGGCAAGCGGGCGGTGAGGTATTGCCTGCAGGACTGACGCTCAATATTACCCCGTTAACGGGTGGCGCGGGTGCGCCTGATTTAATGGCAGGATTAGCCAACTTAAAAGACAGGGGATTTGATTTTATTGTCAATCCGTATACCGATACCGCTTCACTTAACACCCTGCAAACCTTTTTATCGGATAACGGCGGCCGATGGTCATGGGATCAGCAACTTTACGGTCATAGTTTTAGCGCCGTGAAAGGGACCTATGGGCAACTGGCTGAATGGGGTGAAAAACGCAATGACCAGCACGCCTCTTTGATGGGGGTTACGGCTTCGCCTTCACCTACCTACCAATGGAGTGCCGCGTATGTGGGGGCGATTGCCGGCAGTTTGCGCAATGACCCTGGCAGACCGTTACAAACCCTGGTGATTAACGGCGTGTTACCCCCATCGGATGATAAACAGTTAACGCTGATTGAACGGAATAATCTATTACATAGCGGTATTTCAACCTTTACCGTCGCCGATGATAACCGGGTTCAGGTGGAAAATATCATTACCACCTATCAAAAAAATCACTACGGCGATGCGGATGACAGTTATCTACAGGTCGAAACGGTGTTCTTGCTGATGTTTGTTTCACGGTTTATGCGCAGCCAAATCACCGGCAAATTTGCCCGTATGAAACTGGCTGATAACGGCACACGGTTTGCACCGGGTTCCGCCATCGTGACCCCTAATATTATTCGTGCTGAGTTGATAGCGCAATACCGAAGACTGGCAACCAACGGTTATGTTCAGGATGCGGAGGCTTTTGTCAAGGGGTTACAGGTGGAGAAAAATCGCCACAATCCTAATCGTGTGGATGTGTTGTGGACGGGGACACTCATCAATCAGTTACGCATTTTTGCGGTGTTAAATCAATTTCGGTTACAAACGGGATAAGAGGACAGTATGGGAAGTACAGCAAATCGACTGGCGGGTACCGCTTATGTCACAGTGAATGGCATTACGATTATGGTGGCAGGAGATTTTACCTACAGCCCGTCACGCTTTACCCGTGAGACCTTGGTCGGCATGGATGGCGTACACGGCTATAAAGAAAAACCCAATGCGCCGTTTATTTCCTGTCGCGTCCGCGATTCAGGTGGAACCAGTGTGGCGGATTTTAATGATCAGACTGACGTTACTGTTGTCTCTGAACTGGCCAATGGCAAAACGATTATCGGTGAAGGCATGTGGACGGTGCGTACCCAGGAAGTACAAAGTGAAGAAGCGATTTTTGAGGTTCGCTGGGAAGGCGGATCGGTGACGGAGAACTAATCATGCTGGAAAAAACAAAAACAATTACCCTGGGTACGCCCATTGAATCGAATGATGGCAAAATCCGTTATGAAGAATTGACGTTAAAAGAACCGGTGTTAATGCAGGTAGAACAATTTTATGAGGTGCAAGGTCGCTCACAAAGTTCCTTACCGGCAATGCGATTATTAATAAGTCTGGTCAGCACCGTACCGGAAAGTGAAATCAAAAAAATGGCGATTACTGATTTTAATCTTTGTCGGGATTATCTACTGGATTTTTTGACGTTCAATCGTTCCTCGAGTGGCAGCAGTTAGCCGCAGACCTGACCTGGTTTTATCGATGGGATCCGATGGCAGCCTGGCAATTACCGAAAAGCCGGTTGATATGGTGGGAAAATCAGGCCAGACGGCTACTTTCACGGAGATCAAACCATGGCGAACAGCTTTGATTTTGAATTAACCGCCGATGATAACGCCAGTCGGGAAATTGCCCATATCGAACTGGCATTAAACAAGCTCAGACCGACATTGACCGATGTCCGAGGAAAACTACAACTTGGTCACAATGAAACGACCGCCAGTTTGGGGGTGGTCGGCGATAAAATTCGTGAAATTGCCGAGTTTGCCCGCCATGGTACGCAGCGCATTGGCGACATGATCCCACCGCTTAAAAATGTCGGCGAATTATCGGGGAAATATTTAGGACTGGCAGCTAAAGTGGGGGGGATTGGTGCGATCGGTTATCTGGGGGCCCAGTTTATTTCCCAATTACCGCAAGAAGCGAAAAAAGCCACCGATATTACCCACTCAGCGAAAAGTAGTGGCATGACCGTTGCCGAAAATACCCGATTAACAGGGACCTTAATTCAGCGGGGTGTCGATGAGAATAGCGCCCGTGGATCGATTGAAAGCTACTATAACACACTAAACGCCGCTATTCGGGGTAATAATAATGAGCTATTGGCCGCTATCCGAAGCAGGGGTGGCGAAATTATTAAAGGTAAGGAGGATAAGGTCGATTTAACGGCAACCTTACGTCGATTAGAAGTCGCCATCAAAACCGTGCCGGAATATCGCAATGCTGAACTGAAGCAAAAATGGGGTCTTGATGATGATTTATTGGGTTTACTACGAGAAGGAAAACTCAATGAACGTCTGGCCATGTCGGATAAAACGGGCTTAACCCGGGATGATGAAACGATTGAAAAGCTCAATCGACTGGATACCCAGCTTAACGCGTTAAGCGCCACCTGGACAGGTCGAAAAACCCAGTTTACAGATACCCTTAATCGTTTTTTTGCCGATGATTCGGTCGTCGATATCTTAGGGGGTGTGCAGGATATGCTCACCTATGGACCGGATAACGCCGCAATCATGAAAACATTGGGGTTTTCACGCGGTAATGAAGCGGATATCCTGCGCTGGGCTTATAATACGCCCGAATTTTATCAGCAATTAGGTACGGGCAGTCAGATTGCCATCGACTTTGGATTAATGACCGATGAAATCGAAAAAGCCTACGCCAAATGGCAAAAACAACACCCTCAGGTCAAGAATAGTCACCCGCCATTAGCCGATAATATTCCGGTTCCGGATGGATGGGTGCAGGACAACCATTACGACCCGTATCGGCGCGGTTTTCGTAACCATAATCCCGGTAATTTGACGGCAGCACCGAATACTACTGGACAGGATTTCGGTAATGGTCATGTGTACGCCCAGTTTGCCAATATGCATGATGGACTGGCCGCGATGTCACGGCAATTGATGCTGGATGCCGACAAGGGGATCAACCGTATTGACGAGCTGGTAAAAAAATATGCCCCGCGTCGAGCCGGCAATAATACCGCGTCCTATATCCGTATGGTTTCCGGGCAGACGGGGTTTAATCCGTCACAAGCGTTAGATCTTCATGATCCGGCGGTGCTTTCACGTCTGATGAATGCCATGATAAAAATGGAAAATGGGCAGCAACCGTTTAGTTACCGTCAAGTCATGGCGGGGATCAACGAGGCTATTGACAATCCTCGGTGGGCCGGCTTGCGAAACCCTGACAAATTACAGGCGCAGCGAGAAAAAAGGCATAACCGCGGAAAAGTGCAGACCGCGTTGTTTTCTCATGACACCGCAACCCAGGATAATAGCCAAATCATCAGTGCCATGACCAAAGCATTGACAGAAGCCCTGCAATCAGCAGAAAACAAAGCGACGCTCGAAATCACGCTGGTTAATGGGGATACGGGTCAAAAACAGCTTTTAACCACCCAACCCACGGGGCGCGTTACAACAGCAATGCAATACCCTTAATTCTTCTCTTTTTAGCTAACAAGGAAATCCAGTATGGCGTTAATAAAAAGTGCGCTCTCAGCGTTATTAGACACGGGAAAAAGCGATCACTGGTTAGCGCATTTACGCCCGGCGTCGTTTGGCGGTGTCCCTTTCGGGGTATTGTCAGGCGAAAGTGTTTTTGGTCGTCGTCAGGCGGTGCATGAATACCCTTATCGTGAGCAGGCGTGGATAGAAGATATGGGTCGCAGTACTCGCCGGATAACCATTAAAGGCTTTTTAGTTCATGACAGTCAGGTTTATTCGGCGCCCGATGTGATGACGCAACGCAATAATCTTGTTGCGGTTTGTGAAGCCGGGAAAACGGGCACCTTGAACCATCCGACTTTAGGCGAGATGACCGTTTCGGTGACGGAAAGTGGTTTACGGATTCATGAACGGGTTGAAAACGGCCGGGTCTTTGAGTTCGAACTGGTGGTCATTGAATCGGGATCAAAGGCGTTTGCCATTACCGGTAGTGAAAACGCACAGACCCCTCATCGGAAAAATTACCTCACTATCAGTACGGTTGCCGCCGCTAAATTTATTGCCGCGGTAAAAGGCGAGATGCGAACCCTCACCCAGGCGCGTAAAGTGCTTAAACAAACCGTCGAACATTGGATAAATCTGGCTAACGCTACCCTTAACGAAGCCAGCAATTTGAGTGATGCGTTAAAAAGTACCTTTGGCAGTGAACAATACGGCCGTTATCAGAAAGGCGATATTGGTGGATGGGTTTCGGGTGCAACGGGTCAGCGCAAGGCGCGCAAAGTGACCGATACGGATACCCAACTCAGTAAAAAAATACGCTTATCTGCCCTCATTTCACGTCACAACATCAGCGAGGCACTGACCGCATTAGCCCGTGTGGAAAGTATTGAACAGTTTACGACGGCTGTTCAGTCTGTTTTTATCTTGATGATAGATATGCCGGGGAGTGATGAACGAAAGTGGCAAATTTTTGAAACGTTATCCTTTTTTGAACCTTCGCAATTTTATCCGGGTGAAGGTGAAAACCGACTGGCGACGTTAACGCATATGCTGTTAGTGGTCCTGGCGGCTTCCGCCCTGTCGGTCATTTCAGGGGGTCTCATTCCCACGAACAGTTATGATGCGGCCCGTTACCAGAAGAAGCTCTGTCAGTCGCTGGATAACGCAATACGCCATACTGGGGATTTAGCGCTGGATGAGATTTATCTGTTATTGCTCGATAGGCGTGAGCAGGGGGTGAGTTATTTTGTCAAAATGGGATCGGAACAGGGACAATTAGCCCAGTATCAATTACCCGATATGTTCCCGGCGCTCACGGTCGCCCACCGACTCTATCAGGATGCACGGCGAAGTGATGAACTGGTGATGGAAGTTTCGCCCCACCACCCGGCGTTTATGCCGCCCCGATTTAAGGCACTGGCAAAATGAAAAACCAGACTGAGAAGAAAGAAGCCGTTTTTTTGAACATTGGCGGACGAAAACTATTTGGTTGGGAGCGGGTAAGAATAACGCGCGGTATCGAACGTTTTCCGGGTGACTTTGATCTGCAACTGATGGACTACTACCCCGCCACGGATGAAAAGCAATGGGTAAAAGCCGGGGAGGCGTGTGAGGTACGCATTGAAAATGACCCGGTGATAACGGGTTATGTCGATAGCTGGAATCCGGTTATCAATAAAACGCAACACCTGATACGGGTTTCCGGTAGAGGCAAGTGTCAGGACCTGGTCGATTGCGCGGCGCAATGGGAAAATAACGTCATTCACCAGGCCAATGCCCTGCAGATTGCGGAGAAACTGGCGAAAAGCTATGGTATTACCGTGAGTACCGATGTCGATCGCCATCATCTGGACATGATCCCCCAGTTTACCCTGAACTGGGGCGAATCGTCACAACAAATCCTCGATCGCATCTGCCGTTGGTCCGCGCTACTTTACTACGAGCGGGAGGATGGCAATTTATTCTTAACCCGTGCCGGTGATGAGGTTGCCGCCAGTGGTGTCGCACAGGGGGTTAATATTGAAGAGGCGGACTATCGTGAGTCAATGGCGGAGCGCTATTCGGATTATATCGGTGTCTCGTTATCGGTCACCCCCTTGTCGGGCGGTTATGAGTTTGTGCAAAACGCACAGGCGAAAGATCCGGAAGCCAAACAGATGCGTTACCGTAATTATCTGTCCGTCATTGACAGTAATCTGATGAGTGCACGAAGAGAACAGGAAGCGATTGACTGGGAGATGAATCGGCGTTATGGGCGCTCGAAATCGTTACGGGTTGTCGTTGATAGCTGGCGAGACAGCGCGGGTCAGTTATGGCAGCCGAACACGCTTATTCCCATCCAATTGCCCGTTTTTGGCTTATCAGACAAGCAATGGTTATTGTCTGAGGTGGTTTTTATCCGGGATTTAAGCGGGACCCGTGCCATTCTCACCCTGATGCCCCCCGAGGCGTTTGTGGTTGAGCCTTATGAATTTTATCAAACATTACGGGTATAAAACCATGTGGCAAGTTCTACGAGAGATGAAAACCCGCCTATCGATGCTGTTGGGTTTTGGTAAAGTCACCTTAAGTCAGGATGGGGGTGATATTCAACGGGTTCAATATCGTAATTCACTGGAAGTCAGAGATAACACGTACCGGATGACGGAGTTTGGTTTTTCTTCTTCCCTTCCAGCGGGCAGTGATGTCTTAATCGGTTATTTAGGCGGTTATCGTTCTCAGGCGGTGATTTTTGCCAGCAATCATCCGGCTTCGCGCTTTCGGAATTTACATCCCGGTGAAAGTGTTTTGTATAACCAGTGGGGCCTTCATATTTTACTGACCGAACAGGGGATTGTGATTGATGCCAAGAACAACGATGTAACCGTCAACAATGCTGACAAAGTGACGGTGAATGCCAGAACCGAGGTGGTACTGAACACGCCACTTCTGAAAGTATCCGGCGATATTATTGATAATGCGGGGCGTAATCAATCGACCTTAAAAACCTTGCGTGAGCGTTTCAACCAACATGTCCATGATATTGAGGGCGTTGAAACGGGAAAAGCGACTGTCACCAGTAAAAAAATAAAGGAACCGGTTTAAATGTCGGATATTACTACTGAGTGGAATGTGAATACCTTACGCGGCGAATGGTCAGTCGGTCAAGGTGAGCTGTTATCAGGTCATGATTTACACGCCGCCATTATCATCAGTTTATTTACTGACCGACTGGCGCGTGATGACGATGTGATTGATGATAACTTTCGGCGGGGTTGGTGGGGAGATAGTGGACAGGATTATGTTATTGGTTCCCGACTCTGGCTTATCGCGCGAGAGAAATTAACCGTCAACGTTGCCCAGCGAGCCGAGGACTACGCCCGTGAAGCCTTGCAATGGTTAATTGATGATGGTGTGGTGGCCTCGCTGGATATTGGCAGCCAGATTATTTATCCCGCACGGTTAAATCTGTTCATCCGTTATCATCAACCGGGTCATCACAAGGAAGATTTACGCTTTTTTTGGGTCTGGGAGACAACATAATGCCTTTTAAGCGAAAAACCCTGTCGGAACTGCGCACGCAGAATCAGCAATTTTTACGCTCAGAATTAAACGACCCCGGCGCCTTATTGCGTTTTTCCAATCTGCGTATTCTGGCGGATATGGATGCGGGGATGGCGCATCTTCACTACGGTTATCTGGATTATATCGCCAAACAGGTGACGCCGTTTACCGCCACCGATGAATGGTTGGATGCCTGGGCGGCCTTAAAGCGAAAATATCGTAAACCCCCCACGGCAGCCCGTTGTGAGAAAGTGCGCTTTACCGGTGTAACAGGGACAAGCATACCGAAAGCCACCCGATTAAACCGGGGGGATGGTTATCAATACCAGGTGACCACAGACGGCACAATAGGCAGTGACGGCCAGGCCATCTTGCCGATTATGGCGATTTTACCCGCGGTTAATGATGCACCCGAAGGCGGGGGTAAAGCGGGTAATAGCCCGAAAGAGACCAAATTGACTTTAGCGGTTGCCCTTTCAGGGATTGATGTGGAGGTGATAACGCTGGAGCCGATTAGTGGGGGTGCGGACGTTGAAGAGGAAGAGACGTTCAGACAACGGATGCTGGCGGCTTATCAAAATCCACCGCAGGGTGGAAGTGACCAGGATTATGTCGGCTGGGCAAATGAGGTCGCAGGGGTCACGCGTGCCTGGGTAAAACGCCGTCTGGCAGGGGCAGGGACCGTCGGTGTCTATATCATGTGTGATGGCAATGAAAATCAGGGTTTCCCTGTCGGTAAAGATGGTGTTGCAACAAAAGAACCCTATGCCGTTCATGCAAGTGGTGACCAGTTACGGGTGGCCAATCATCTTTATGATTTCCAGACGGTAACAGCCCTTGTGTGGGTTTGCTCGCCAATAGCCAAAAAAGTGGATTTTATCGTTGACGGACTGAGTCATATCAATCAGGCCAGGCGCCAGCAAATTGAGAAAGCGATTGAGACGGTTTTTTTCGATAAAGGTGACCCGCGAGGCGAGACAAAACTGGCGGTTTCTGATTTGCAATTCGCGATTGCGGATATTCCGGGTACCGCGGGTTTTGTGTTAAAAAAACCGCAGGAAAACCTTGCTTTCAAGGTAGGTGAATTACCGGTACGCGGGGAGATAACCTATTTATGACACCGTATAAAATCGAGGAATATGCGCGCGCCTTTCAGGCGTTGGCACCACAGGGGTTCGCCTGGGACTGGCGGTCAGGAACCACCATGCATAAGGTGTTGCGTGGGTTGGCAAGTGCTTACCATGCTTCCGACAATGAAGCGATACGACTGTTAGTCACCAGCTTCCCCAAAACCGCAACATCATTTTTACCAGAATGGGAAGCCACATTAGGTTTACCGGATAAATGTATGACCGCACCGCCTGATACCTTACCCAAACGCCAAGGAATCGCATTAGCAAAACTGTTACGAACGGGTGGCCAGTCAAAAAACTATTTTATTGCGCTCGCGGCAGAGACCGGTTATCAGGTGACTATCACCGAATTTCGGCAGACGAGAGCGGGACTCTCAGTCTGTGGGCATGCGCTAAATGGTGAGGCATGGCCCTTTGTCTGGCGAATGCACGCGGGGAAAACGGTCGTATTATCTGCCCGTGCGGGTGGGAGTTATTGTGGTGACCCGCTGCGTGCCTGGGGCGATAAACAACTGGAATGTCAGTTTAATCAGATAGCCCCTTCTCACACCATTCTACAGGTCGGTTACGACCAATAATTTTCTGTTTTTAGCCTTTTTACGCTATCACGTTATGGTGAGGATTTGTTATGAAAAAAATTGGGGATGTCACCTCCACCGCCACGCCAGCCGGCGAATTTACCAATGGGAATGTCGCGGCGGGCATTGCGCCGACCATTCTGGAAGGCGAGTGGTTTAACGCATTGCAGCGAGAAGTCTTGAATGTCCTATTAAAAGCCAATATTAAACAGGACCCTGAGGTTGACGACCAGCTTACCCAGGCCATTCTAAAATTAGCCGGAACGGCTTTGGGTGGGAAAATAAAGCAGACCCTGGGTAATTCAACCACGGATGTTGTGAGTCAGAACACCGTGACTGAGGAAGTCAACAAAAAACTCGATAAAACAAGCATCTTGCAAACGACGGGCAACGCCACAGATAAAGTCATGAGTCAGGATGCGGTGACTAAAGCATTACAAAATGCGGTGAATATCAATACGCTTTACCCTGTTGGGGTGGTTATCTGGTTTGCACAAAACAAAAATCCTAATACCTTATTTCCTGATACGAAGTGGCAATACCTTGGTGAAAATAAAACTATCCGGTTAGCAAAAGCAGATGGCTCTAATGTATTAACCAGCGGAGGCGCTGATGCTATTAAGCTAACCGAAGCGCAATTACCCGCGCACGGACACCCTTTTTCAGCAACGACCAGTAGCTATGATTACGGGACTAAAAATACGAATGCAACGGGTGAACATGCACATAACTATACAAATAAAAGTGAATCCAAAAGAGCATCGGGTGACGGCTGGAATGTCGCATCCGGGAGAAATGTTAATGCAACAACCTCTTCTAGCGGGAATCACGTACATACTCTATGGCTAGGACCGCACACACATACGGTTTCAGGGACAACCGGAAAGGCGGGCGGGGCTAGCGAAATTAATATCACCAATGCTTTTGTTACGCTAATGGGTTGGTACAGAATCAGTTAAGGAATCAACATGTTCAGACTTTTTAAAGCCTATACTTACACGAGCGATACACATGAGTTGCTTGGTCCTTGTGATGCTTACACGGATGAAACGCATGATATATTGCCTTTTCATACTGAGAAGAAGCCTCCTGATAAAAGGCAAGGTTTTGCCGTTGTTTTTAATGAACAAAATCAGGAATGGGAATATCAGGAAGATCATCGAGGCTTGGTTTTGTTTGATACGAAAAGCGGGCAATCGGTCACCCTTGAAAAATTAGGGAAAGTGCCGGCGTATTTAACACCCTTAGCGCCAGAAAGCGAATTTGATGTCTGGGATGGCGAAAAATGGGTCAAGGATGTTGAAGCTGAAAACTTAGCAAAAAGACAGCAATTAGAAGGTCTCAAACAACAAAAATTATATGAGGCAACCCAAATCATTACCCCTCTTCAGGATGCCGTTTATTTGGATATGGCGACAGAGGAAGAAAAAACCCAGTTAAGAAATTGGACGCTTTATCGATTACATCTTCATCGCAAGGATATTTCAACCGCGCCAGACATTGACTGGCCTAAAAAACCAGAATAACCAAACAGCCCCGTCACAGGGGCATCCTATTAGCAGCGTTGAGGGAAGTTGGTGACTTCCCTCATCACTAACTGTTTAGTTGTGACAGTAGGTTTCTTTTCGAGATTTTTTGAGTGATAAATTGCGTTACATAGTACTATAGAGAAAATTAAGAATAGATCCTTGCATTAGCTTGTACTTGATTTCTCGTATAGGCTAAAAAGGTAACATAATAACCGTTAGCACCTCTTTGAGTTGCTTTTTCAGATAACAATTGAAGAGCATGAGTGGGAGTTTGTGCAAAGACAGATATAGTTCCTATCGAGGGCTTAGGGTCAAATTTTATTAACTCTTCGGCCTGATTTCCTATCGCAAAAAAGGGTAACGTGCCTAAAATCAAAATTAAAGCTGCTGGTATTTTTCTCATAAAAATATCCTTAATCGGTTATTACCTTTAAAATCATTATGTTAAATTAATTTTTTACCGTCATTTTTAAAAATGACTAAGAACTTATTTTAAATAGAAATTAATCAGGAATTGTATTGATTTGTAAAATAAAAATAGATAAATGAATCTTTTTATTTCACAAGATAGTTGCTACGGCAAATCTTAACGCATTTTGAGCATAAAATAGCTAAATTACTTAAAAATGGTCACAGTTATTTAACAATAATGTATTGATATTAAATGAATTTAATCCATTGATTGGTTTAATCAAGATAACGTGGTTTAGCTATAACTCTCCTTCATTGCATCACAACAACCCACCCTTCCTACAATTCACCAACTGCTCACTGTCATGACGAACGGCGCAGTGGCTTTATTTTAGCAGAGGTTTATTTATGACAATCCTTAGAATGGATGATGAAATTTTTAATCTTTCCGAAGCGGCTAAATTTCTTAAAAAATCTCCAAGAACTGTACGCAAACTTATTAAAGATAAACGACTTCGTGCAAGTAAATCTGGCTGTAATGGGGGTGGGCAATTCGAGATTTTGAAGTCCGCCTGCCTTGAATATATCCACTATCAGCAACATAATCAGGCCGTGAATGCAGAGAACGGCCATTCAGAGAGGAAATCTAAATGGCAATCAAACAACGTTATGGCAATTGGTACTGTGACTTCGTTGAACCGGGTGGCAAAAGAATTAGACGCTGCCTTAACACGACAGACAAAAAGCAAGCGCAGGAACTCTATGATCAGCTGAAAGCGGAAGCATGGCGGATAAGTAAATTAGGAGAAATCCCTGATCATACTTTTGATGAAGCTTGCTTACGCTGGATCAATGAAAAAGGGCATAAGCGTTCTTTAGACGATGATCGCACCAAGATAGCGTTTTTCCTCACCTATTTTTCAGGGAAATCTTTATCCAGTCTAACAGAAAATAACATTATGCAAGCGGTAGCAAAAATGCCAAATCGTAAACACCGTCAGATATGGGAGGCCAGACAGGATGCTGCACTACGTAAAGGGCTGCCTGTTCCTGATTATGTTGAAAAACCTGTATCTGCTGCTACGCGGAGCCAGCACCTCTCTTTTATGCGAGGTCTGTTGAAGATGGCGGCTGATGAATGGAAGTGGATTGAAAAAGCCCCCGTGATCAAGGTAAGGAAACCCATTAGTCGACGGATCCGCTGGTTAACGCAAAATGAGGCATCTACACTGATTAAATGTATGCCTGAAAGTTTTCGACACATCGTCATCTTCGCGCTGGCCACAGGGCTACGCCGCTCAAATATCATCGATCTTGAGTGGTCACAAGTGGACATGCAACGGAAGGTTGCCTGGATACACCCGGAAAATGCCAAAGCAGGAAGAGCGATAGGCGTTGCACTCAATGATACTGCTTGTAAGGTTCTGAGAGACCAGATAGGCCGCCACAATCGTTATGTCTTTGTTCATACTAAAGCGAAACATAAAGCAGGAGGAGGAAAAACACCCGAAGTTAGGAAACTGCGCGTCGATGATAATTCAGCGTGGAAGACTGGCCTAAAACGCTCGGGGATAAAAGATTTCAGATTTCATGATCTACGTCACACGTGGGCAAGCTGGTTAGTACAGGCAGGCGTACCGTTGTCCGCCTTACAAGAAATGGGTGGCTGGGAATCTATCGAAATGGTACGTCGTTACGCCCACCTTTCACCTAGCCACCTGACTGAGCATGCCAAGAAAATTGATGAGGCGTTGGGGAACGATGTCACTAATCTGGCACTTTTAAATAATGCTTAGGAGACAAAACTACGTAAGTCATTGATTTTATTGGCGCGCCCTGTAGGACTCGAACCTACGACCTACGGCTTAGAAGGCCGTTGCTCTATCCAGCTGAGCTAAGGGCGCATAGAAAATAGAAAAATGCTGATTCAATAATAAAAATAATGTCGTTGGATTATACGGTTGCTGAGCACTGAGTCAATGTCTTTTCAGTGACAAATTATCTATCTGCTCATTTTCTGGCTACTAATAAAACTGACAGCATCGCTTTCTTCTGACAAAATAGCAGTAACGCAATATTTTTATGGATTAACTAAATAATGTCAGCAAAAATTATTGATGGAAAAATGATTTCCGAAACAATCAGACAGGAAGTTGCCGAAAAAGTTAAATTGAGACTTTCACTAGGCAAGCGAACTCCTGGGCTTGCGGTCATTTTAGTCGGTAATGATCCGGCTTCACAGATCTACGTAAACAGTAAACGTCGTACTTGTGAAGCGGTCGGCTTTATTTCTCGCTCATACGATTTAGCGGAAAAAACTACCGAGTCTGAACTTTTGCAATTAATTGATCAACTTAATAATGATAAGGCAATTGATGGGATCCTGGTGCAATTACCGCTACCTAAGACTATTGACTATATCAAGATATTAGAACATATCCATCCAGATAAAGATGTTGACGGTTTTCATCCTTATAACATAGGTCGCCTTTGTCAACGTGCCCCAAGATTACGACCTTGTACACCTCGCGGTATTATTACCTTACTTGAACGCTACCAAATTAAACTTCTTGGTTTAAATGCGGTTATTGTTGGTGCTTCAAATATCGTAGGCCGTCCTATGAGTCTGGAATTGCTACTTGCCGGTTGTACAACTACTGTTGCCCACCGTTTTACCACTAATTTACGTCATCATGTAGAGCAAGCTGATTTGCTAGTCGTGGCTATTGGTAAAGCAAATTTTATTCCCGGTGAATGGATAAAACCGGGTGCGGTTGTTATGGATGTGGGCATTAATCGGCTTGAAAATGGAAAAGTCACCGGCGATGTCTGTTATCAAGAAGCACAACAACGCGCTAGTTGGATCACCCCTGTGCCTGGTGGTGTTGGGCCAATGACAGTGGCTACACTAATGCAAAATACCTTACAAGCCTGTGAAGAATATCATGACACTCAAAATACTTGCCCATAGGCGATAAAATGGAAATTTTTCATCTTGATGGCCAACCCTATATTAAATTATGTGATTTATTAAAATTGCAAGGTTGGGTGGAAAGCGGAGCCGCAGCCAAAACGCTTATCGCCCAAGGTGAGGTAAAAGTTGATGGTAAAGTTGAAACCCGCAAACGATGTAAAATTAGCAAAAATAATATTGTCACTTTAGCTAATGACTGCGTCATAGTTAAAGAGTAATTATCAATCATAAAAAATATCTAATAATGCCCCTTATAGCGGGGCTAAATTTTCACTCGTTTTTAAATAATCACTTACTGTTTTATTAATCTAATGAATAAATATTTTATAATATTATTCTTATTAGGTAACAATGGTAATATTTTCTTCTGTCTCTGGGGCAGAAATTATTCTGGCCAAACTTTCTAATGTTTTAAAGGTACAAGAACATCTTATGTTTTGACATTGATAATAAGATTCCTTCGTTTTGTTAGTTAAGTAACGGCTCGTTCTAGTATGAGCGTTATTTTTACAAACTGGGCAACGCATCAT